ATGGACGACACTGGTATCGTGATCATCGTGGGGTGCATCGAAGACCTCTTGTCGATCTTCAGATCAGCAACCGGCCTTTCGCCCCAGACCGGGGAGCGGGCTAAGCACGCGTTGGATCGCATTCAGGACACCCTGGAGCCCATAGTTCAAGGTTATGTTTCGGCGCTAGCAAAGGCTGAGCGCGATGCGATCCAGGGAGTGGACGTTTCGTTACTTGTTGCCGACATGACGTTTGCGAGGACGCAATTTTCGGTCGGCGCGGATGAAATTGATGCGCAGATCGCGGTAGCGAGTAAGTCAGGGCTACCAGCCAACGTGATGTCGTACTTCGAGTCCCTGAAATCTGTATTTCAGCCCGACGCCACACTCACTCAGCGCACCACTATGTTCTCAAGCTTCCTCGAGGCGATGAGCGTTCTCGAAGGCAGTAATTCCTTCCCTGATGCGGAGTTTGCTGCCCGTACTCTTCGTGAAGCCATGCAAGGGAACTGGAGAGAGCAAATCAAGCGGTATCACGCCCTTCTCGCGGTGATCGAGACTGAGAAGTTTGGCTGAAGCCTCGTCGGCGCCGAGAGTGCGGACCAAGCCCTTGGCTGTCCCCAATCGGTGGCGTGGAAGGCAGGGGCGTGCAGGCCTCAACATGTGGCGTACGACATAAAAGCCGCAGCATATTTAGCTTGCGCAGCTGGTGGTGATGGCTTCATTACGCCGCCAAATCACCGGGAGAATTTAGTGTCTGATCAGAATAATGGACCGAGCCTAGTCGGTCTGACGAGCGAGATTGTTGCAGCGTATGTAGCGCATAATTCCCTTGGTATGACGCATCTGCCTTCGCTAATCCAGCAAGTGCACCAAAGCCTGATTGTACTGGCAAAAGGTGTGGCCGACGAGGCTCCGCCTGAGGTCCAGACACCGGCCGTCCCCATCAAGAAGTCCTACACGGCGGACGCAATTACGTGCCTGGATTGTGGGAATAAGTTCAAATCCCTGAAACGCCACATCAACAGTGATCACGACCTGACGCCGGATCAATACCGAGCCAAGTGGAAGTTGCCCAACGACTACCCAATGGTGTCTCCAGCTTACAGCCAGAGAAGATCTGAACTGGCCAAGACGCATGGATTGGGTCGGCTGGCCGGGGAAAAGAGGGCTTAAATAAGCGTACTTCTCCGTTCCAAGCGTGACCGCCAAGGACACCCGCAGGCCGTCCATTTGGCTCCCGCGCCAAAGCCCATCAACCTTTATCCGGAGCGCGCTTTGAAGCACCGCCACTCAGGGGCTGCTGCGCGTGGTGGCGACTGTAGGAAAGCAAAAGCCGCGCAGCTTGCTTCAGCTACGCGGCGAGTCCGGAATGGTGCTGAGAGGCTAGTTGCTTGTGGTCGTACGCGTGTTCGTAGTGTCATGACGACGCCCGCGTAGGCCGAGAAGACCAGCAAGTCCAAGCAGGCCCAGCCAGCCCATGTCAAAGCCATCGTCATCATTTTCGTCGACTTCCACCACAGCAGGCGCGGTAGGCGATGGCGTGGCCTGAGCGAAGGCAGCTACGGTGCTGGCGGAAAGCAAAGCGACGGTAAGAACAACTGCGAGGGGGCGAGTTTTGATCATGTTTAGCTCCAAGGTTAGCTGGACCTCGTTGGCCAGGAGCAATTCAAACTCACGGCTCTGTGAATCGTTGCTTGCCTCATGTGCATGTCCCTGACGTGCTTTGTTGCGGAACTCCGAACGCCCGGCGCCGTTGACGCCGTGCAGATTAGAGCCTGCACGTTCCAAGGACTCCTTTGGCGAGGGCCCCAGCTCTGGGAAGGGCTGGGGTCGTCCTTACACCCCGTCCCCATTGAACCACCACATCCCACCGATGCCATGGCCCTGCCCCGTCGCAGGGTAAGCATTTCCAAAATACCACGAGCCGTCCGCGGATCTTGCTAGGCTACCATTGGCAGGGCTCGGCGCATGTCGGGCAGTACATCACTGCGCAGACGCCGCGCTGATAACCTCCACATCCTCTGTCTCGAGCAGAAGCGTCTTGGTGATCTGGCTGGTTTGCTCGGTCATGGTGAAGGTCAGCCGCAGGCGGTATCTGCCGATCGGCCAGTCGCAATCATCGAGCCCCGCCAGCGTTGAAACCTCGGTACTCACGCTCACCGGAATGCCAGCGGGATAGAGCACCGTCGCCCCGCCTCCACTGCACAGCACATTGCCATTGTCGGCGTTGCGTGAGGAAACGGCCACGCGCACCAGCATGTCATGTGTTGGCGTGCCGACGAAGTGGATGCGCGGCTCAGCGGGATAGACAGCCTCGCGTGCGGCGAAGCCCTCAATCATCAGCCATTCGCTGGGGGCTTGCTGCTGAATGGAGGCGAAACGGCTTGCAGCTTGGAGGTCGCGAATAAAGTCGGCCGTGAAGATAACAGCGCCGGCAAGAGCAACACCGCAGACGGCGGAAATGATGGTGCGCCTCATTTTCCGATCAGGCCCCTCACCCACTCTTCGATGCCCGCTCGAAACGTCAGGTAGAAAGCCAACGCCCCACCAAAGAAGAGGATAACCTGCTTGGCGCTGGCTCCCCACCTTCCCAGGGTCTTCCAGGCCATCATGAATTTCGCCCATTCCTTAAGCACCTCGGCTTCGTCGCGGGTGAACACAACGACATCATCGGGTTTCTCCTCACGAAGGGCGTCGGCCAGATGCTGCATTACGCGGCGCTCGGCATCGGACATTGGTTCTTTGGTCACTGATCGAAGCCCTTCGTAGGGTGAGCATGGCTACCTACCGCGGACCATGTCGATGATGGTGCGCGAGCGCGGCACCGGAGCAGCCTTGGCAATAGCCTCTACCTTGGCTGCAGCCACGCTCTCCTTGGGCAGCATGATCTGCTGCGCGTCGGCGGTGACCACCTGCGGGCGGACAGTGGAGTGCCAAGACTTCCACTGGCTCCAGAGATAGAGGGCAATGGTTGCCACCGCCCCGAGCGACACGTTCTGCCAGCCACCGGCGAAGATCTGATTGATGGCCTCCTTCCCCTCGGGCGGAAGCGACAGGTAGAGGAACGCCAGGGTGCCACCGAGGCCGCCCAGTTCCTGAGCCCGGCGCCAGAGCCAGCCCAGAACGATGTTGTTGCCGATCATGATGATGCGCTCCTTGCGCTTAGAACCGAGCGAAAAGGCCGACGATGGCCAGAAGGGCCAGAACGGCGATGACCCACAGCCAGGCTGGAAACTTGCCGCCCTCCGGTGGGTCGGGAAGGTCAATGACCGGCACATTAGGCGGGACGGGATGGTGGGGAATGTCGTCGTTGGGCACGGTGGACACTGGCGCGCGCCAGAGTGCCGCCTCGGCAGCACGGCGCTTGGTAAGCCCCGCCATCACAGCGCCGTCGTTCTTGTTCCACCGGGCAAGCTCGGATGGCACAGCGGCATAGTCGCCGGCATTGAGCTTGCGCAGCAGCGTCGAGTTCTTGAAGGCCTCTGACCCGATGTTGAAGACAAAGCTCGCCAGAGCGCCGAATTGGTTATCATTCAGCGGCACCTTGACCAGCCGGGCTACCGCGTTCTCGGCGTGGGTGAGATCAATCACCAGACGCCGTTCGGATTCCGCTTCAGTGATCGTGTCGCCCTTGCGAACGCCGGCCGTCGAGCCGTAGCCAATGGTCCATGGATCGCCATTGCGCGAGCCCGGGTCGGGGTAGGCATTGAGGCGCAGCCCCTCTGACGCTTTGATGTGCGCGAGAGTTGCCGCGTTGACTTTACGCGTCATGGTTCACCTGTGATGTTGGGGGCAAAGAAAAGCCCGCCGAAGCGGGTTGGGATAGGCTATACTGGTGTGGCCTCGGGACCGCACTCCTTGGGGCGGGCGCTTGCCGTTGCCGAGGGGAAATGGCAAGCGCCGCACCCAATCGCTTATGTAAGGTCGCGTTCACTAATGTGTGGCAAGGTTCAGGTGCGTGGCATGTACTGATTACGCGCGAACCTGGTACAAACCTTGCGCCCGCCCTCACCATAGGGCGGGCGCTTTTGTCTGCCCCTGCAGTTGTCTGCGTTAATCAGCGGAACTCTGGTTTGCCAACGGTTGTCTTGTCGCAGATTGTCCCCTGCACCTTCCTCCTCTAGCCTTGGCGACCTCCCTCGCTAGGCCTCTTTCTCTGCCAAGCCTTCGCCTTGCGGGTGGATGGCGCTATGCTGGTTACGCCTCGTGGCCCAACCTCCATTAGAGGCAGGGCGCCTGCCGTTGAATCGGGGGAAATGGCAGGCGCTTTTACCTGCCGTTCTTCGAGGTTTTATTTCTGGCCAGCAATTCGCCATAACCGGCTGAGCTCAGAGCCGGAACAACGCCCTCGAAAGCGCCACCAACCCGAAACCAGCTCCGATAACTACGGCCCAGGAACTGGACATGAAAAAGCCCGATGCGAACACCGGGCTTTCTAGCCGCCATTCAGGAGGCGGTGTTAGTGGGGGCTTGCGCCCTGGTGGTTATACGGCGTCGACGTCGAACACGACGGTGCTTGAGCCGATAATGGCGGTATCGCCTTTCTCGTAGAGCGCAAGTTTCACGGTGTAGTCGCCGTCGCCAACGGGGGCCGCGTCACCGAACAACTTGCCGTCAGTGTCTGGCAACATCCATGACAACACTTCGACGTTCTGAGACACGCTCGCGTTGCCAGCATCATCGGAGATGGTCCGCGGGCCGTTAATATCGGAGAATGCCCAATCGATTGTTCCAGTAATCGCGTCCAGCACAGCGGTGAAGGTTGTCACGCCGGGCGTTGCGGGGTCTCCGTCAGTATCCACCAGCAGCTTGACGTCGAAGTCCTCCAGGATCTGGGCAAGCGTCTTGCCATCGGAGCTTTCAACCGACCACTTCAGCGCTGGCGTGATGCCACCATCCACGACCATTTTGCCGTTTACCTCAGGGGTGAAGATGGCCGGGCCGTTGCGTTGCTGACCGCCGAGCCCAAGAATGATGTCTGCCTGGCCGTTCATGTCAACGTCGATATCTACAATAGCGAAATCGGTGGCAGGGCTGCTGCCGGCATACATGGTATCATCGCCTTCCGCAGCTACAGTGCCGATGCGCTGCGGGCTTACAACATACTCAGGATCCGGGTCATCCCCGGGCTGGGTCGGCGGCGTTGGTGGTGTCGGCGGTGTAGGCGGCGCAGGGTCTACACCCGTCTCCACGTGCTCGACGGTGTCTTCGATTTCTTCCTGGGTCGGAATGGTCGCCGGATCGGCGGTGACGCCCTGGATCAATTCACGCGCGATGTCCGCCGCGGCATCACCGACATACGCGGCGATTTCTTCGGGCGTATCGAGGCTAGCCGTGAAGATATTGGCAACTTCGACCCTGTTCTCAACTACGACCGCGTCTGACCCCTGCGAGCCAGCCAAGATGTCGATAGCGATGGTCTCGATCCCGCTCCCGCCATCCTCGAGCAGAGAACGGTAGAACTCCAAGCCCTCCGCATCCGGCTGCCGGCCGAATAGCGATTGATAGATGGAGCTGATTACTTCCTCCGGCGACAGATTCTCAATCCGAGCCTTATACTCCGGCGAGTCAGTAAGTCGTCCAATCAAAGAAGAAAGATCAGTTCCACCGTTCGTCTGCTGCGTCCAATACTCCAACCCACCCGGGTCCGCTGGACGACCAAACAAAGCAATATAGATAGATTGAATACTAATCAAAATGTACCTCCTCGCACCATGAATGAGCGCCATGAACTGGCGCGCATATCAACCGCGCCTCAATGAAAGTACTTAGTTACTCACATGGCAACCCTTGGCGGCCCGCAATATCAGGCAGTGTGGAAAACTCTACTGTGACGCCCGCTCTCGCTGGGGTCTCCGGCAGTTAGACAAAAGCATCAACGAGGCTCGCCACTGCGGATGCGGGCTTCTCCCTCGTTTCACTTGGAAGTCTGATCTAGTGATGAGTCGGGGGGATGCCCTGCTGCCGAAGATGATAGCCCCCATGACTGAGGAGCTCCGGCTGTACGGGGAATAATCGTAGACTCGACGGCGGGACACAAATAGCTTGCACAGCACCAGAACTTAGGAGCGCTGAGCTAATGACCTCATGGATGTTCGGACCTGACGTTCTTTACATCGCCCTCTTCGGCCGTCCCGTGGATCCCGCCGGAGCGGAATGGCTCCGAGGTCCCGATGATTACACCTGGATTAACCCGGAGGCCGTCCAAAACATAACGTCATCGGACGAATACCAGCAGTTCTTCGGCGAGCATCTCGGCCCTGCCGATTACATCAACCAGATGTATATGAACCTGTTCAACCGCCCAGCGGATCCCGAGGGGCTCGCATTCTATACCGGGCGATATGAAGCCGGCGTAGACATGGCTGATCTGGCACTGGAGATCTTTTCCGGCGCCCAATCCGCTGGGCCAGACCGCGATACAATGTTTTTCAAGTACGACGCCTCAGTCCGTTTCACCAGAGCTTTGGACACGCCGCTGGAGATCCTTCTCTATCAAGGCGACAACGCTGCAGATATTGGCCGTGAGTACCTGAGGGCTGCTGATCCTAATGAAGTCGGACGTGAGGAACTCGCTGCCTTGGCGGAAAGCTATGTTGAGCTACTCGGCACCGGTGACCCCACACCTTCCCTCTTTTAGTGAGGCGTAGCGTGACCATCCTTGATCGGAGTTCGTATCGCCCACTTACAGCGAGAGGCTGGCAGTCGCAGGCTCTCGATCGTCCTTACCTGCACCGCTCTCTGGTTGCTTGAGCTCGAGAGAGGTCGTGGACCCACCGCCGCGATCCGCTTTATGTGTCACGCCTGCAATTCGGTAGGACCCGTCAACGCCGGGCCGAGCACCTGAGAGCATGAAGGTCCCTTCGGCTTGGGCGGTGACCTCGAGGTCCAGTTCTACTGTCCCCTCCCCACCTTCGCGCTTGCTGTCGCTCTTGCGACCTTCGGCAATGCCTTGAGCCTGGGCCTCGTCTGCTGCGAGCGAGCGGACTTCATTGATCGCGTCGGCGCCATCGATCTCAGTATCGGCGCTCACGGCTTTGAATGAAGCGGATGGGCGGTCGAAATACCGACTTAACCCCGACTTGAACGTGCGCCGAGTGGTCAGCGGAGCGATGTCCCAGCTGATGACGTTGCCGGGCACCCGCCCGACAACGATCGGCATTGTGCCGCCACCTGCGCTTTCACCGCTGCCGCGCTTGGCCAGCACCGCTTTGTCGCCGCGGATCTTGAACGTAGCGCCCAGTTCGCGCGCCAGCTTCTGGCCCATGTGCAGGAAGCTCGACGCATCAGCTGACCAGTAGTCGCGCGTTATCTCGGCAAAGGCCGGGTCAATGACCATGGAGAGCCCCGCCCTACCAGCCGCTTTGTCCAGGAACTGCTGCAGAGTTGCGTCGTCCATATGGTGCGACTGGGGCTCCTTGACCTTGCCCTTTGCATCAAAGCCCTTGGCCGTGACCTTCAAGATGCGTCCACTACCCCGGGATCCAGATGACCGCACGGAATCCACAGTGCCTGAGAAAACCACGGCACCCTGCAGATAGACCTGCACCTTGGCGCCGTCTTTAGGGAGCTTCAGCTGGCCGCCGCTATCGTCAAAATCCAATGAGCATGTATCGCTGGCGGTGCCGTCCTTGTCGGACACGGTGATGCCAGTGAGAAACGGGCGCATGCCGTCGGTCATATCCTGACCATCGACAAACACCTTCCACGAGACTGTCCAAGCCATAGGTCATCCAAATAGTGAAACGACGGGGCGAGCGCGGAACGGATCGCTCGCCGGCCTGTCCGGAATTGTAACCGTAGTGCCGAGCGGGATCATTGGGCCCAAGTCCGCAAGGCCCGGATTGAGCACCAGCGCACTCTCCAGCAGAGCTTGTCCTGCGGGCCCATAGGCCTGGAACAACAGCAGATCGACGGTCATGTTCGGGCGAGTAATGGTGAAGCTCTGCATCTCAGCGCCCCATCGCGCCGAACAAGGACAGGATCGATCCGATGATATTCGGCGAGGCCCCTTCCGGTCCGACCTTCACCAGGCTGATCGTGTGCTTAACGACGAAGCCAACGCCGTCGCGCATCAGGTCGCTGTGGTTCTCCTGAATGCTCTCGATGGCGAACCACCCGAACATTTTGCCATCGCCACGCATCACCGGAAGCCTCTGCCCAGATCGACGGAAGCCATGCGCTACCTCGAGCTCCGTCAACCCACCGGTTTTGAACGGCAGCAGTTGGCCGGAGAGGGTGATCTTGTCATCCCCCTCCCCCATGAACTCGCGGCCCGGCAGAGAGCCCATCAACGGCTTGGTGGCGAAGTCAGCCGCCGCCGAGCGAGCGACGTCATCAACGCTGAACGGCCGGGTGTCGAGCGTGAGTGAACCAATGGAATAGAGCACTACGCCACTCCCCATTCCGTGTCGGTTTGGATGCCGCTGAAGGCCTCCCGGATCTGCCGGCCGAACTCTTGGGCGATGTCCTGGGCACTGGCGTTCGCCCCGCCTTGGATGATGATGTTGCCGAAGCTGATGGTGGCGCCGCGACCACCACCCAACATGGCTTGCGTTTGCGGTGCAGTGTGCACAAACCCGGAGCGGTTCGGAGTAATCAGCTCCGGCCCTTCCTCACCGACGAGGTAGGTTGTGCCACCGACGATTGGACCACCAGCAGCGAACCCACCGCCGTAAGTTCCCGGCTGCCCAGTAGCGCCCGCTGGCGGCGTTGCGGGACCACTCAGCGCTGTGTTGCCCTGCCCTCCGCCAAACAGCCCGCCGACCATGCCGGGCACGCCCGAAAAGACAGCGCCGATCTGTCCCGGCAGACCTCTCAGCCAAGCCATGAACTCTTCCCACTTCGCGGCGATCCCATCCCAAAGGGACTGGATGATTTGAGCACCGATCGCTGAGAGATTGATGCTGGAGAAGACGGCCGATATCTGGCTCCCGAGTTGCCCAAGACGCGCAGGGACCGATTGAGCCGCCAATACAAGCCGATTGAAGTTGGCAATGGCAGTGGCCACGAATGCGCCAACAGCTAACCCGGCTTGAGCGCCCCATTGCGTCCAGGCTGCACCGTTCATCTCACCCGTTAGCCCGGCGAACTGGGCGCTGAGTGTTCCAACCGCGTCAATGATGGGCTGCAACACTGGGGCGAGTGGCCCGACCGCAGCCATGAAGGCGGCGCCGAATGCCGTGAACATTTCCGCCAGGCCAAACCAGTTGTTGTAGATCCAGGTGCCAGCCATCGCTACTCCGACCAGGAGCGCACCAATTCCGGTGCTGATCACCGCGAAGCGCAGCGCAAGCAGAGCGTTCTTGACCAGGTTGAGCGGGTTCAGCAGTGCCAACACACCTGCCCCCGCCTTTACAGCCACAAGCCCAAGGCTCAAGACCCCACCTTTCATCCAAAGCAGAGCGAACTGAGCTGCGATGGCCGCTACCCGCAATCCGACCAGTGCGGCTGTGGTGCCAACCAGGGCAGCAGTGAGGATGGGGTTTGCCTCAGCGAACGCGATCACTCGATCTACGATGGGGATAAGAGCGTCAGCGATCCGGGTCATGGCCGGCAGCAAGGCCTCGCCCACTACGGTGGCCAGCAAATCCAATGAGGATTTCAGGCGCTCCACTGTACCCCAGAACCCCTTCATGCGGGCCGCGGCTTGTTCCTGGGCACTGGTGTTCTTGATGATGGCTTGAAGGTCTTCAAACTCCTTGGAACCCACCTCTGCTAGGGCAATAGCGGTGCGAATGGCGTCCGTCCCAAAGATGTCTTGCAGATACTCGTTCTTAGCCTGGTCACTGAGGCCTTCCAGCCCGTCCTTGAGCTCCTGCGAGATCTCAGCCATCGACTTCATGTTGCCGTTGGCGTCGAAAAACTCGAGACCCATTTTCCGCATGGCTCTCGCCGCGGGCTTGGAAGCTGGAACAAGGCGCTGCAGGAATGTCTTGAAGCTGGTTCCTGCATCCGAACCGCTGGCAAAGTACGAGGACGTTGCTGCGATGCTGGTGTTGAAGTCATCGAGTGTGACGCCAAACCCACCAGCGACACCGCCAGCCTGAGCCAGGGCGAGCCGATAGTCATCAATACCGAACTTGCTCTGGATCAAGACGCCCGCGATGCCATTGGCGGCTTCCGACATCTGGTCGGCGCGGAGCTTGAAGTTCGCCATGATGTCAGTGGTGATATCGGCCGCAGTGGATAGGTCCGTGCCGCTCGATGCAGCCACATCCATGGAAACCTTGAGCGCGCCACCGAGGATTGACGCAGCATCGAGGCCGTTCTTCGCCAACATCTCGATTGCAAGCGCGGACTCATTGACCGAGTACTGGGTAGTCCGACCCATGTCCTTGGCCAGCTGCCCTAACGCTGCGAACTCAGCGTTGGTGGGGCTGAGGGCGGCCTCGACCCGGTTCATGGATGCTTCGAAGTCGGCAGCAGCCGTGATCGGAGCAGACAGCCCTCTGTACAGAGCATAGCCAGCGGCGGCCGCCCCGAAGAGCTGCCCCTGCATCGCAGCCATTCGCTGATTGTTTGCGGCGATCTGCCCTTGCAGACCATTCATCGCAGCCGAAATGCCACGCGCCGGTGCTGTCACCCGATCTATAAGCGACAAGATCAGGCTAGACTGTAGAGTGGCCATACTGGCTCCTAAACGGGGGCGTAGGCTTAGGGCTGCTGCTTTGGTCGTGACCGCTTGAGCGCCTTTGCAGCCGTCCTGGAGTAGTCCACCAGCTTGTCGACATCCCACTCCTCGACGGCGTCGATGGATGTGTTACTCCGCTCCGCCATAGCGAAGATCAGGTCGCGCCACTGGATGGACCTGCTGCCCTCTTCCGCTCTTCCAGTGCGACCGCTGCGGACTTTCCCATCAGGGGTGTGATCGCCTCCCCGATCTTCTCCAGATCTTCGATGTCGAGCTCCATGATCAGCTCGACGTCGACACCAGCCAGTGCCGCGAAAAGCAGATATCCCGCCTTGGCTTGGTTGTTCTCTCCTTCCGCGACCAGAGCATCCTTGGCCTTCATGCGGCGGAATGAGAGGGTTTTGACCTCTCGCCCCTCATGCTCGAGGGGATAGTCCAGATCGACGGTGACGGACGTTTTCTTGATTTCAGCCATGGCCTATGCCCCCAGCGCCGTGCGCGTGCCGGCAAACAAGTCCTTGCCGCCAAACCGGATGATCCGCTCCCAGGCGTCCCAGTAGAACAGCTCGGTTCCATCCATGACGAGCTCGTAGTGGGTGATCTCGTTGAAGGTGTGGGTCGACCCAGCGAACTCAGCCGGATCACTTTCATCAGGCTCCCAGGTCGTGATCGCACCTTCGATGATAGCGCGAGCGGGAACGTCGCGACCGCCGCCGGGGCCGCGCTTCTTGTAGGCACCGGCGAATACCCACCGGTCCACTTCGCCGAAGCCCGTAAAGATGTCGGTGTCGATGCCCTTGGCGCTGAAGGCTGGTTCAGGAGCCTCAATGCGGGGCATGGAGAAGTTGATGGCACCGACCCCGCCGCCCGGATTGTGCTCGGCCGTGGAAAGGGTGAGCGACGGCATGGTCAGCGTGGCGATCGTGATTGCACGCGAACTGTCGGTCTGCGACAGCCGACGCACATCAACGGCCGTGAGAAGGTAGAGAGCAGATTGTGCCATTGGTGCGGTTCCTTACGCGACAGCGTTGAGACGGGCGATGATGTCCGCGACCAGCCCTTCGACCGCGGGGCGGTAGCGGCGCACTTCATGGTTTGCAACCTTGAAGGCTGGCGCCGGCTCGATGCCGAGATTCACCGTGAGATGACCGAGGCGGATGATTTCGGGGCTGTTCTTGTCGGCCCGGAACTGCACGTCATAGCCAAGAATGTCGTTGTTGGCCTTGTGGTCGCGCAGTTTGAATTTGATCGACTGGATCCAAGCTTCGGCCAGATCGGCACTGACCTTCTTGCCCAGATACTGGCGGGTGATCTGCATCAGCTCAACGGTGATGTAGTCGGCTCCACGTACCTGGTGGATCTGCTTCCACAACTCACCCGTCGTTGTGTTGTCCGTGCCGATGAATGAGAACCCGCCATCGGCGATCGATCCATCAACGCCACTCTCGCCGGCAACGACAATCGACACCTCGCTCTCCAGCATCTGCTGTCCTTCGGTGGAGCCATCCAGCAGCGAGAACGGGATCTTCCTGGAGAGGCCGGCCAAGCCGTAGACGGCGCGATTGGCAATCGGGTCGAATGGATCACCGCCGGTTTCATTGTCCGCGCGCATGAAGAGGCCAAGAATGCGCGGCCCCATAGGGCGGGTGACGATCGTCTCGCCCTCATAGACACGAGCGGCCACACCCACCGGAATGATCCGTTCGGAACTCATGGTCTCGCGCGCATCAATGGCGTTCGCCGCGGAGGTGTCATCCACATCCACCACAGCAATGGCGAGGAGGCTGTTGAGAGCAGCAGGAAGTGCGGCAATCACCGGATTGACGGCGTCCGCATCGGGCCGCCAGGCAGTGCGACCGGCCCACACCAGGCGAGGTGTCGCGTTCACTACGGAGGCAATGCTGGCGACATCAGCCAAGACGGCCACGATGTTCGCGGCGGTGGCTGCCACCGATCCGCCTTCCGCCACGCGGACAACGGTGACATCGGCACCGATGTTGAACGGGCCCAGCTGGGCGTTGATGCCCTTGACCGCATCCGCCAGAGCGCCCGTCCCCAGCTTGGACGTGAACGTCGCGTCGGTACTCGAGAAGCGAACTGGCTGCCCCAAGGGGAATACGATCGCGTCGGCGTCTGCAGAGGTTTCGATCAGAAGGGCTTTGGAGAAATCCGCGCCGAGGATCGGGACGGGTTCGTCATCGGGGCGAGCGAAAGTCATCCCGAACACGGGTGTGCTCATGGCGGTATCCTTTAAGGGTGGTGGGAATAAAGAAAGCCCCGCCGATCAGGGCAGGCAGATGTCCGCCACTGGGGCGGGACGGGAACCTGAACATGAAAAAGCCCGGTGCGAACACCGGGCTTTCTGGCCGCCATTCAGGGAGCGGATTAGGGGGCGCTAGGCGCCGGGTGGGTTAGATGACGGCGTCCGGGTACGTCGTTGTCGAAACTACGAGGTTGCGTACTTCGTAGCTTTCGTCAACGTCGCCGAAGTTCGATGCAAACCACGACAGGCTCTGAAGCCCATCGGTCGTGTAAGGTTGATCGATATTGAACACGATCGTCTCATTTCCTGATGTGATCGTCCACGTCTGCGCGTCATCCCCGAGGTCCAGACGAATGTCTACCCAACCATCAGCCTCAAACGCTTTGAAGTCCCAAGTTTTCGTGTCCGAATTGTAGAGCCGGAACCCTGCGCCCGTTGCAGGGTCAGAACCTTCGAACTCCGCAGTCATGACTTCGGCAGCATCGGCGTCTACATACTCCAGGATCGGATAGTAGACAATGTCAGCACCTTCCTGAGACCCGGCGACGAAAGGCCAGAAGCTGGTAGCTTGCTCCTGCCCGTCGTCTTCCCACTCGCTGTCAACGTGAAACTCCAAAGACACCGAAACGGACGAGTCCGCATCAACCGGGAGTGCCCCGTCAAAATCAAGGCTGTAGCCCTGATAGCTGTTGTACGGCACGGCACGGTCAGGATCTTCAGGACCAGTCACGACAACACCAGCAGCGTTCGTCGTGAGAACGATGGAGCCATCGCCAGACGTAATGGACGTGGGGGCGCCACGATCCCCAGGGCCAAATTCCTGCGCATCGGCCTCGTCGTCACCGGTAAGCGTGATAACGCTCTCGGTTACTGGCTGCGGCTCTGGCTCTGGCTCTGGATCGCTTGGGCCAGTTGGGGGCGTGTCGGGATCTGCCGGTGGCGTTAGCTCGCCGCTTTCCACCTGCTTTACCTTTTCATCGACCTCGGCCTGGGTCGGGATGGTGGCAGGATCAGCGGTCACGCCCTGAAGCAATTCGCGGGCGATGTCCGCTGCGTTGTCACCAACGTAGGCGTCGATTTCTTCTGGTGTGTCGAGGCTGGCCGTGAACAGGTCGGCCGTTTCGATCTTGTTTTCGGCAACCGCCAGGTCAGTACCCCGAGCGCCATCGAGAATGTTGATGGCAATAGTCTCAAGCGACTGAGCGCCCGATTCAAGCTGTGCGATGTAGAATGCAAGGCCTGCTGCATCAGGTGCACGACCAAAGATGGATTGGTAGATCAGCCGCACAACAGCTTCGCTGTCAAGATTATCGAACCGCGCCAGAGCCTCGGGCTCCGCAGTCAAACGCCCGACCAGTTCAGTAAGGTCACTGCCGTTGTCGGTCAGACCCGACCAAAACTGAAGACCCTCTGGGTCTGCAGGGCGCCCGAAAAGCGCTACATAGATACCCTGAATTGTTGCCATTTATCCCGTCCGTAAGTGAGTCGGGTACATGGGCCGCACAACTGCAGTCCTCTCCTCCCGATGGCTGCATTAGGGCACGACCACTACGCATTAATCAATACTTAACTGTCACTTACCGTCAACTTAGTTAAACCGTGATCTCCCACCCGAACATTCTTAGATTAGCTGGCATGACCGATACGCTTACTAAAGCTCAAGTCTTCCAAGCCGCAGCCACGGTTGCGAGCGGCTACCTGGCAGGCAACAAGACCCCTTTGGAGGACGTCTCCGCCGTCTTTGCGAAGATACTGGAGATCGTGGCCGCAGCTGGTGGGCCTGGAGGCAACATCACCGGTCTGGAGCCGGCAGCCAAATTCGATGAGTCTGTCGGGCGTGATTTCATCGTGTGCCTGGTGTGCGGTAAAAAGTTACGAAGCCTGAAGCACCACCTGCGCTCACTGCACAGCCTCACCCCTGAGCACTACCGCTCAATGTGGAACTTGCCCGACAACTACCCCATGGTGGCCGAGGAACTGGCGGAAGTCCGCTCCACCGTATCCCGCAAGACCCAGGCTGACTTCAAGGCTGCCCACGGCATTTCACTGCCGCAAGCCAAGCCGCCGAAGCAGCCAAAGCCGCGCAAGGAAACATAGAGCAGCAAAGCCGGAGCGCCTCCTTCTAGGAAGGCGTGGCACATGTCGTCATGAAAAAGCCCGGCACCAAAAGGCACCGGGCTCCATGGCCGCCCATTCAGGAGGCGGTTTCTTGCAAGCTCACCTTATAAGGTAGAGCTCTATGTTCGTGCTAAGCTTCAGGCTTGGCCTCGAGCTTGCCATCAAGCTTTTCTTCGAGCTTGGCTTCAATCTTGGCTTCGAGCCTCGCCTCCAACTTCGCCAACCTCTTGGCGATCTGATGAATTTGCGGGTCCTTAACCTCGGTGGCGCGCGAAAACTTCTTCGGATCCCCACCAAACAACATGGCGTGAGTTATGGGATCGTAGAAGCGAAGCATGGTCTTGGCGAAGTCATGCGGCTCGATCTTCAGGGCCTTCGACATGGCCTCGTACTGATCGGGTGGAACGCGCCCTCTACCTGACTCAATTTGTGAGATAAAGGTGTAGTAATCCAAATCGAGGTGCCGCGAGAGATCACGCTGGCTCAAACCAGCAGCCTCACGCAAGCTCTTCAGCCACAACCCGGCTTCCTGCCGTAGCTTAGCCACTTCCTCTACCTTCTGCCTCTTCTGAGGATTACCATACATCTCGTTCTCACTTCGCTGCACTGCATGCAGAGTTTACACTACGCGGACAACCGCAACTTAGCGGGCCCGTCATACAAAATTCACTGTCCGCACTATATGGCCCGGCCAAGGTAGAGTCTACTGTTTTCAATGACGAAGATGTACAGTGATGCTGTAACTTTGACACTTGACGACTCTACAGTGAAAGACATAGCTTGCACCTCGACGGGGTTGGAGGACCGGGGGAGATAAATTCCCTAGTTGCGCCTATCCCACCGTCGCTACCTCTTTGGCCACGTCGGTCACAGAAAAGGAAATACAAAACTATGGCTACCATCCAGGAAGTCTACATTGCCCTCTTCGGCCGTCCTGCCGATCCTGCGGGTTATGAGTTCTACGTTGCAGCAACCAACGACGGCGAAGACCTGAGCGCTGTTGGCGCCCTGTCGGGCTCGCCAGAGTACATCGCCCGCTTTGAAGGCATGGGCGATGCCGACATGGTCAACCAGATTTTCATCGATCTCTTTGGTCGTGCCGCTGATCCCACTGGTCTGCTGTTCTATGTTGAGATGCTGCGCTCGGGCAATGCTTCGCTCCAGGACATCGCTATCCGCATCATCGACGGCGCTACCGGCGTTGATCAGGAAGTGATCGAAAATAAGGTTGCGGCCGCTCAGTCGTTCACCGATTCGCTCGACACAGCTGAGGAACGCGCTGCTTACTCCGGTTCGGACGCAGCTGCCCAGGGCCGTCTCTTCCTGTCGGTCGTGACCGAAGACGATGCGACCATCCCATCTCAGGCTCAGGTCGACGGCTTTATCGCTTCGATCGGCACTGGTGAAAACTTCGACGTTACCGTCGCTCTCAACACGCTGGCTGGTGCAAACCAGGCTGAAGTTGACTTCCTGGCCTCGCTTGATCTGGATAACGATCCGACCACCGACACAACGGAACAGGACGTTCTTGACAACCTGAGCGATGCTAACGCTGCTCTCAACGCAGATATCACTGCTGACGGCTCTGACCGTGTTCTGAACGCTCTCCTGGACGACGCTGAAGCCGCTCAGGACGCTGTTGAAGCAGAGATCGCTGAAGTTGACGGCCTTGCTGAAGCGATTGCTGAGTACGAAGCCGCTGTTGAAGCTGAAGCCGAAGCCGAAGCTGCCGCTGATCTTGCTGCTGCAGACCAGGCTGGTGAAGAAGCTCGCTTCCGCGTGCTGAACACTGGCACGCTGGCTGTTAGCGCTGCTACTGGTGCTGCAACCTACGACGCTGACGGTGCAGGCCTCGGTGCCCCTACTGACCTCATCGTGGTCAACGCAGACGGCGACCTTGAGCTTGCTGACGGCGTAAGCGAGGAGACCAATCCGGGCGTCACCGATCTGCTCGCTGCCATTCAGGCACGTGTAGACGCTGATGAAGCCGAGGCGGATGCTGAAGATCTGGTTTCTGACGAAACCGCTGACTTGGCTGCTATCGATCCGACCGATCTTTACGGCGATCTCGTGGATGCTCGTGATGACGTGGAAGCTGCTCAGGCTGAAGTCGACGAACGTGCGGAACTCCGCGCCGACGCCGAAGAAGCTCAGGAGCTGGTTGATCGTCTCGATGCAATCAACGCTGACATCGCTGCAGCTGAAGATGCGTTTGCTGATCTCGGCTACGAAGAGCCAGTGACCGTCAGCGGCGCTGCAGAAATTGCTACTGCTGACAACGACATCTTCCTCGCTTCTGATGATAACGGCTCGATCACGGGCTTCGGCGCTGCTGGCGACGATCTCCTCTATGTTGGCCAGGGCTTCCGCCTTGTCGAACTTGATGACGAGAACATTGGCACCGACGCTGTTGGCGCCATCGGCGTCCAGGAGATCTTCATCCAGCAGCAGGGCGCGAACACCGTGCTGTACATCGAAGACGCAACCTTCAATGGTAGCGAAACCGATGGCACCTTCGATGGCACCACCATCACCCTGACCGGCGTCAGCGCTGAAGACGTGTCGTTCGCGAACGGCTACTTCTCGATCGCCTAAATCTTGGACTGTGAGGGAGGTAACTCCCTCGCCTTCTATGAGCCTCGCCCTCTCCGGATGGCGGGGTTTTTGTTTTCACCAATAGTTCCTTTCCACCCACGCAGCCGCAGCGTTCACCCGGCGCTTGCGCGCCGATCGCCAGTAGACGCTAGTAAAGCTGGCTTGTGGCGAACGGCTGATACGCCGGGCAAAATTCGGCTTGGATGAGATCGTGAAGGACGGGAGCCTTCGCTAGCTGCGCGTCAGCCGGGTTGACCACGATCCGCGCGATCGGAAGGATCGCGCCGAGGTCGGTAACAAACCCGGCCGGCGCGGTGATCGTGAAGCCACCGCAAAGCCCCCGCTTCACAGCAAGCGGCTCTGCCAACGCCCAGGCCCAGGCGCCCGTATCCGCCGCGCGGAAGGGGTAAATCATGCCGCCTTGGGTGAATGCGCTCATTCGGGCCAGCGGACCTCGATCTCGGCCTCGACGGCGTCCATAGCCGCGGGGGTTGACGCCGCCTGAATAGCCTCGCTGATCACGCGGGCTCGTGCGGCGCAAGCTTTGACGTGCTGCGCCACGACGACGCCGAGGGCGCACATAGTAGGTTCATCCAGGTCCAGCCAAACACCCGGTGTCAACTCGTAAGGGACCGACCCGAGCGTCGGGTCGTTGGTGAAGGCCACGATGCCGCCCGTGATCTTGGCCTGGCCTTCGGCATCCGTGCGCACCGTCCAGCCCAAGGCAGACGTGCCGCCTTTCTCTTCGGCGTCCCACCGCTGGCCGAGGCGCGGAATCAACTGCTCGCTGCGCTCCGCGAGGGTGAGCGTCCGCGGGCTTGGCTTTGAGAACTGCCCCTTGCTGTAGAGATCGTCGATGCCGAAGCTGGCCGGGATCTCCGGCCAGCCCATGCCCGCCGCGAGCTCAGGATCGGCCTCGGCAACGTTGGTGACCTTACCGTTTGCAATAATCGCAACGCGCATGGCTTACCTCTTGAACCGAGTGACGCGGACCTCGCCACGGGCACCGTTGCCGGCGGTGCCTCCGGTGCCGGAACTATTGCCCCCGCAGCCCCCGCCACCCCCCGGAGCCATGCCGTCCCCGCCGTTGCCGCCGCCGGCGCCACCAGCGCCGCCACCACCACCAGGGACGTTGGCATGAGCACCAGCGAAGCCAGGCGCACCACCTGGTGCACCGCCCCCTATCACTATACCGGGCAGGCCGCCCGATCTTCCCGTAGCCGAGGCCCCGCTCGGGGAACCACCGCCGCTGGCCGTGTATCTTCCCCCTCTGCCATCCTGACCCTCATAGAAGGGAACCATTCCTAGCACGGACGCCTGAACCATACTGCTAAGGCTATTCGTGTTGTATGTGCCGCTAAGGTTAGCGAAAGTGTTCCCTCCAAGCGCCAGAAGGAGCGACCCGAAAGAGCTATTGCCGCCTTCGCCCCACATCGGGGCGCCGCCCGCACCAACAACAACGGGGGTGCTTGCCGCGAGATCGGACGGCAGGAAAAACGCCTCAGTCCACCCACCGCCCGCTCCGCCAGCCCGAGCGGAACTTGTGGAGCCGGTTTGGCCGTTGTATCCGCCCTGCCCTCCCCCGATAACTAGCACGTGGTAGCCGATATCATCAGCTTCCTTGAGGAAGTTGCTGGAAGTGGTAAAAACCTGCCGCACTACCTTTGAAGATCGAACGGCAAGAGCAAGAAGTCCATCTGCCGCCAAACCGGCATAGCCGTTGGGCTGGTTTTTCTGGTCACGCTGCTGCGCCCCCTCGGCCAGTGGCGTAAGTTCGGAAAGGACTTCGCCGAGGCCGCTCAAGGCATTCGAAACAAGCGCAAATGCCTGCGCTGCGTTCGAGTTTGCCGGGAAGCCCTCAATTGGCCCCAGCGGCACGTTTTCGGCGGCAACACCGCCGTTTTGAAGCGCCGCAAGCCGATCCTCGGCGTCGGACATAAGCCCGGTGATTTCAACCACCCGAGCATTGAGCGTGTCCAGCGCCGGCTTTACCGCGAGATCGAGCTTGCCAGTTGCAAGGTCAATTGCGCTCTGTGAAACCGCGTCCTCAAAGCCTGCCGCGATTTCTTGCAGCGCCTTAATGCGGAACCAAAGCCCTTGAAAGACCGCAGTGAGCGTGGGCGGGTCCAGCAGCGTGTCATTGCTGACGAGAAAGTCGTTAGCGGGGGACGGCAGTGTCAATGACCTTCTCCCCTTCCTGTTCGACCATCGCCGCGAGCAGCAAGCCCTTGGCGAAGTGCGTCTCGGTTCGGCTGAACCGGATGCCATCGAGCTTTACGCTCTCACGCAACGTGAACATATATTCCTGATCGGCCTCAAACTTGGACATGGGTGCTGCTCTCACGTTGCCATCACGAAAAGGCTTTCGCCGAACCACTCATCAACACCGGTCTTGGTGCCCTCGAGAAGGACAATGGCCGAGGTCGTGGAAGGTAGTCCGGTGAACACCGCGCTGAGACGCCGGCGCTTGGGTTTGTCGGGGTCCTGCCAGATGCTCACGGCCGTCGCCGTGTATTCGGTCGCGCCAATAAGCAGCCGCACGGTTGCGGTGTGCTGCGCATCGACCCACTGGTCGATCATCAGGTCCACCACGATGCGGTTGGTGCTGACGCCGAACTGGATCAGCTCGGTGCGCGCCCTGAGCAGACCTTGAGTACGGCCGACCTCGCTGCGCGCTGTGGCGCCCAGCAGCAACGCCGGCGAAAGGTCGGTAGTCCCGACCATCACCATCCTGAGCCGAATGCCCTCGGGTTGCGCGTAAAGCGTGTCCGCGTTCTCTGGCGTGATGTTGCGCCAAGGCTGATCATCGCCTGGAAGCTTAAACTGCCAGAGGGCTTGGGTGCCCTCGGGCGCCCACCCGGGAGTGATGAGCCGAACATAGGTCATACCGCCAGGCAGATTCAGGGGCTGGAACTCGATCTTCGTGCGGGTGCTCAAGAACTTGGCGCCCATCAGATCGAACTCGAAATCCTCCGTGATCGAGCCCTGCGCCCAGGCGCCGTCCGACATTTGGAACATCGAACCTTCGGCGAATTTGTTGTTCTCCACATAGGCGATCTGGTGATTGCCGGTGGTGACCATGAACCAGGCATAGCGCCGGCCGGGCTCCAGAAGGCTGGGCCGCAGTGGGAAGCGCACCTTTCCCGCTGCCAGGTTGGCGTGCAGCACGGTAGACCGATAGATAACCTTGTCGAGTTCGGGCTCGCCATCATCGGAGCATTCGCACACTACAAGATGCGCATCGCCTGAGCTGCCGACGCGGGTGAAGCGAAGACGAATAGCGGTCAAGATCTGCATCTGGCTGTTCAGCCAAGTTTGCCCATAAACGGACCCGTTGAGCCCAAACTCCTCGCTCACATAGTCCCAATAAGTCTCGGTCCAACTTGTGGTCGAAACTTTTTGGACGTCGTAGTTCTTGTGGCCGTCCGAACGCGGATCGGCATTCCAGTTGGCTGAGCGAGTGTTGGTTGAGAGACCTACAACCTTGAACGTCTCGCCCTTCACCGCCAGCTTCTTGCCAGCCTTTGCGGCCGTCCCGACCCGCTCCCAATCCTTGGTGTTTTCGCAAACAGTGACGATCGGGCCGTAAGAGGTAGAGGAGCGCGAAACCTCACGCTGCACGGCCCGCACCTCGGTGTGGACCAGCTGGCTCATATTCTTGGATTGCGTGCCGCCCTCAACCGAGAGTTTTACCACTTCCTCGTAGCGAGGGAGCAGCATGCCATCCACGACCACGATGTCGGAGTTAGCCGCGTCGTAGAGTTCCAGGCGGTCGTCCCGCAGTTGGACGAACTCGAAGCGGATACCTTCGGCCACACGCGCCACCCACATCGGGTGGTCGGTGTCCCATTTGTCGTTCACGAGGCCCGGATCATAGAGGTAGGCGCGAGGTTCGTTCTCGAGGATGCGCGTCTCCCGGCGCAAGGCGCTGATATCGAGCAGAGCCTGGGCAAAAACGTCCCGCCTGACGGCATCGCGCTGAGCAGCCGCTACGGCCGAGAGATCGGTACGCAGTGTTGCTACCGTCTGGACCAGTTCAGCGAACCGGAACTCAAGGATGGTCAGCCGGCCTTCGACTTCATAGAGCGAACGTACCCGATGAGCCGGGTGCATCTCGATGGCGGCGACGCTGGCGTTCGACAGCAGGACCCACGCAACAATGCATTCAGTCTCGGCAACGGTAGGCTTGAGCGGCGTCGGGCCGGGAATACCTGCCTGCACGATCCCCTCCATGGTGAAGTGCTCGGCAACTTCGACCTGCTGAACATCGGTCTCTTCGGTGTCCGCATCGATCAGGACCTGGCGCTGCTGCCGGATCACGTCGACCTTGCCGCGCAACAGCAGGGCAACCCAGACCGTGTCACCCGACACTTGAGTCAATCGCGGCTGCAGATCCACGTCTACGGGCTGGTCTAGGTCGTACACCTTGCCAGCGGCATAGAGCCGGCCAGGATTGATGCGAACCACAGTCGCTGCTGGTGCGGAGACGGTTACAGCCGCGTAGTGGTGCGGGTAGCCTGCAACGTCGGCCGCTAGATTGCCCACAGCCTCGATCGTGTTGAGCCCATGGGCAGAGTGGTCCTCCCCACTGTTGTAAACGTCATCGCGGATGATCTGGCGCTTCATCAGGTCCGGCCCAATCTATTTCGAGATAGGTATTGGCCGGCTCGCGTGGCGCTGCCGGCCGGAATGGCGTCGCCCGCGGTCAGCGGACGGTAATTGGCGAAGTCCACCAGGATCTCCGTCTCGGGAGCCTTGGCCTGCCGGAGTGCTTCCAGTGCTCGCTTCACCGGCTTGAAGTCCGCCGCTCGAGCGGGTCGACGTCCAACCGGGTGCCGGCCGACGCAATAGCCATGCTTGGGCGCAGCGGTTGCGGTCTTCACAAGATAGATCGCGCGAAATGCCGGATGCCCCAGCAGCACACGTCCAATGGGATATCGGCCGGTAAGAGGTCGATGTGGGTGCGACAGAGCATCGACTAGCTCAGCGTCGACATAGGCGAGCAAACGGGGCGGCGCTGCCCGTGCCCCAACAAGGCTTGCGAGCTTAGGCCAGTCGGCAATGATGGCGCGCTTGCGGTCTTGCGACCAATCCTCAAACCAGAGATCAACCGAGCGATGCGCTGCCAAGAACGGTAGGAAGCGCGAGGGCGTCCGTGCAGGATCCATAATCTCCCGGATCGGCACCGGAAGTTCGTCGGTCATTGCCTCGGCGGCTGCGCGTTCGAACGCTCCGGCATTGCTGTGGAGAAGCGCCGCACCCATCAGCGAACCTCAACCGCGATGTCGACCTCACCCAAAATTGGGACGGTGTAGGGGTCAGGTTCAATCACCACTGGGGCGAGATCCCGTACCTTGATCACCGATGGCCCGTAAGCCGCGCCTGACAGAAGGTCCGCCGGCACTTCGCCGCCAATCACCATGCGCTCGTCGGCGACTCTGCGCACCCGGGCTTCGGCTTCCGCTCGGACCAGTTCGGCATCCGGCCCCTTGGGCACTTCGATCACGAGCTTCACGGGATAGATCAGACGATGCGCGGCCAGGACATTGACTGCTACGGCCTCCGGCTGCACGTCCGGTGCGGTGACAGCCTTGCGCACAGCCGCCCTCTCCTCGCCCGTCGGCAAGCGTCCACCTGGGCCGATAATTACGACGTCACTGTCACCGCGGCGACCGTGGATGGCATAACCATTTACACGGGCATCGAGCATAGCGGGCCAGGCGGTCCACGCTTCCAAGAGGTAGCGGTCGCGCGTGCCAGCAGCGGGTCGGCCGAAACTCAACAGGTAGCGGCGCAGCAGTGCAGTGTCGCTCTCCAAAACGGCTGGAGCGCTTGTACTTGCCGGCACCACGACGAGGCGCTGGATGCCCTGCCCCGCTGCGATGTTTTCGAGATCGGCTCCATGGGCCAGCGGCGCGAGAACGGCGCTGATTGCCTCGTTGACGCGTTGGCGGTCGAGCAGCCGCAGATAGCTAAACACACGCTTGAGCACATTGGCTGGGCTGGCGGCAATCCGGGTGGCATCAAACACCGGCAAGGCGGGATTAGCCGACCGCTCTTCATCCCAGGCCAGCAGAAACCGATCGATGAACGCATTCTGCAAGGCATCAGCCGACAGGACTTCGATCGCTGCCGGTGGGGGCAGACGCGACAGATCAATGCTGGTGGTCATTGCAGCCTCTAAGTGTTGGCCGTCACGGCACGTCCACCGGCAAAGGCCAAGCCGAAGGTGCGCACACCCTCGACGGTGTTGTCGCCCAAATGAGCGCGAGGCCGCCAATCAACCTCGATGCGGAAACCAGCCCGGCCGAGCCGAACTTCATCAACGCTGCCGTTGAGATCGACGCGCCTGACCCGAAAGCGCGGCTCCCAAATATCAATCCCGGCGGCGAGGAGTGTGCGAAAGGCAGCAAATAGTGCCGGCACCATCAGCCGGCCGAGAAGTTCGACAAGCCCTGCCCCGAAGTGGCGCATCAGTATCATCTCGCCGATGCGGGTGGTGAAGATCACCTCAACCGACTGCAGGGCCGAGGCATAGTTATCGATGACCTCGCCTGTGTGTCGGTCGATATCAGCCATCAGTCTTTCGCCGGAGCCTTGGCCGGGCCGGCGAGCGAAATCCGCCCGAGGCCCAGATCATACTGCGCTTGAGCAGCGGTCAGCTCGACCTTGCGATCTTTCGGCGTCGGAGCGCCGTTCACCCAGGCGACGCCCGGCGCTACGTCGTAAGTCTTCTTGTCCATAATGTTCTCCTAGTCGACCGCCGAGACGATCGATGAACCTTCAACAATCGGCCAGAGGCCCGCGGAAGAGCCGGACCCGACATTGACCATGTCGCCAACGCGGGCGACTGCTGGGCCGCCCTCGCCCCCGAGCGAAACCTTGGGGGCATTGACCACGACGTGCGAGCCGGCGGTGATGTGTAGGACGCCGGCTTTGACCTCAATGCGGATGTCGGCGTCTTCAAATACGTTGGCTTCCATGTCGGTGTTCGGCGACGGATTGCCATCAGAGTACCCCGCGCGGAACACCAGACCCTGCCTGGGGTCGCCGGAGGGGTTCATGACCCCAACGATCTGGCCCTTCTTTAGGGGGATGCTGGTCTTGCCGGTTTCAGGATGCGGGTAAAACGGCGAGAGATACGGTTCCTCGTCGGTGCCACCGAGCCGCAGGCGGTATCCCTTCTGAGCGTCGACGACTTCGACCGACCCAACCTTCAGCGCATTGCCGAAGGCGGACTTCAGCATCTCCAGATCCGCCTTCAACCCTACCAGCTCGGCGAACATCAGGTTTACTCCGCAGGTTGTGGTCGGCGCTGTAAGTCGATCGTTGCGCCCTCCATCATCGGAGAGGCGCGTTCTTCGTCACCAGCAACAGGACCACGACCAAGGGCGAGCAATTCCGCTGCCGTCATGCCATGCCGGCGCTGTAGCGACTGCCAAGGTTCATTGGACCCCGCCAGCAGGGCGCGGATCGTTGCGGCCTGCTTCCGATAGGTGCTATCTGACGTCGCCTCCAAGGCAGCGAGGAACTGGGCGAAGGCAGCTTGGGGGTCCAGCTCCTCACCCGTCACGGGATCATCGGCAAGCCGAACAGAGATCCGCATCTGATGACCAGCAAGGCGCTGTCCATCATCAGCGTTGCGGGCACCCGCGTATTCGATCTTCACTACGTCATAGTGCAGGCCGCGATAGATCTCGGCCCATGGGTTGTCGGGGTCCGTAAGGGCGTCGGTGAGCTGTCGCTGCACAACATCCAGGAAGAACTCTTTCGTGCTGTCCGAAGCCGGCACCTGGATGCCCACAAGCGTAGCTTCGCCGGTATCTTGGTTGACTTCCGTCATGCCAAGCGACACGCCCATCTCGAAGACGATGTCACAGACGCCGTTCTCGATCAGGCTGCGACCGGTGACGCCCTCGGCTTTACCCTGGTCGGTGTAGACGCTGATAAACGGCTTTTCTTCATCCGTCCGCAGGGTCCCATCCGCTTGGATATCGAGTGCGCCGTTGGGGCTGTCGAGCACATTGTCGCCAACCAGCGTCCGGCCCTTCAGTGCCTCAACGGCAGCGATACGCAGCGCGATCCGGGTTAGGCTCATGTCTCGGATAACTCCAAAACTAGTCGGGCTTCGCCCCGATCATCCACGCGCTCGACGTTGAACCAAGGCTCAGCTTTACGAGACAGAGCCTTCACGCGGTCGCCGGTCCTGATTGCTGGCCCGGCATAAGCCGCTGCATTGATGTGCAGCTCGGCTTTGCCTGCCGCCAGTTGGGTGCGCCAGCTGGCTGCCCAACCACCGGCCATGTTCGTTTCATTGCCACCGCCGACCCTAAGCACCGCCTCGATGTCGACGGGCCCACGCGCCGGATCAACAACGCCGTTCTTGAGGAACGACAGGCGGACGGGTTCGGCAAACGCCTTGTCGACGCCCGCAAGAACCTGGTCGCGAGCATCGTGAAAGCGGGCGGCGAGGGGCATCAGGTAACCGGTTGCTGGGCGGCTTTCAGCGCCGCTAGGATTTCAGCCTTATTATCCGAGGCCTTGATCTGGACGCCGCGCTTTACGGCCTCCGCAACGAGCTCGTCCTTGCTCATGTCCTCAATGGGCTTGGGCCCATCCGGCACCGCAACCCTGGCCTTGTCCACGAGGGTCGCACCCGCGGCATCAGCATCGGCCGCCACCTTGTCGCTCACCTCACCAGCCCAGTTGCGCGGAATGGTGACCTTCTGGCCGGCATCGTTGAGGTATTCGAAGCGTTTTCTGAAACGACGGAACATGCTGGCCTCCTTACTGCCCAACAGTGAGCTTGATGATCACGCCGGGCTTGGTGCAGATCGGCAGCACGTTGGACTCCGTGTGAATTTCCTGGCCTTTTCCGTGCGGCAGATCGTCGGTTGAAACGAAGATCTTGTCGCCGGGGTTCGGCGCCTGGTTGGCGTTGGCGATCGTGTCGGGCGGCGCGCTGTACCGCTTGAAGTACGGAGTGCCGAGCGGCACCAGGATCGCTTCATCGTCGGCAACAGCTTCCTTGGTCAGGAAGGTGCCATCGGGCTGGCGATACTGGAATTCTTCGTCGATGCGCTCGAGGCGCATGCCCGCAAAGGTGAAGCTCTCCTCGACCTCTTCGCGGCCCGGATTGGTCCCGGCGTCGCGATAAGCCTTCAGGTTGTCGAGCACGTTCTGGTGGCCAACGTACTTGTCGAAGAATTCAGCGCCGGCGAGCACCACAGCACCGCGAGTTGCAGCACCACGAAGCTCCTTTCGCAGCAGCGCCTTGGCTTCCCGGTTCTTCGCGGCAATCCCGGTTGTGGGCGTATCTAGCGCGAAGTTGACCGTGTGTTGGATCAGTTCGAACTCGTCGTAGAGGTCAAGCAGGAGCTTGCCTTCGGCATCGAGGATCAGACCGTTCAGGGCGCCCCAGTCGAGGTGGTTCCAGGTGGCAGTGTGCTTGGACCGCATCGACCCGAGCTTTTCATTGTAGACACCAGCAAGGGTCTGGAACACGTAGTCCTCACCCCAGACCAGCAGGTTCTGCAGATCTGACGGCGTGATCGCATCATCCAGCGGAAAATGCGGGATGCTGATCATCAGGCCCTGGCGATCGCCACGCATATTGAGGTTGTTCTCACCGCCGCGCTCCCGAGCCGGGATGATGGTAATCTCGTCGTCGGTCAGGCCGAGGCGCACGTAAGTGGTTGCAATAGGCGTGTCGGCAAAAAGCCCCATCTGAGCCGGGCGACCGGTGTCATAGGGCGGGATATTGATGCTTTCCGTTAGGCGGTTGGGCGCGAACTCAGGCGCCTGCAGGTAGTCGAGCGGAGTGGGCATTGCTGGTTAAACTCCAGTGCGGGCAACAATGCCGCGGGTTTCGAGAGCAGCTAGAGCTGCAGCTTGCTGGGTGGCGTTGATGCCGGCCGGCCAGACCAGGGCCTGCAGCACGACCTGGGCCCGCCGCTTGAGGTTGACAACGGTCACGTCCTCGTCCGTTGCGTGGGCGTTCTGCAGGATAATGGCTGCGGCATTCTGCGTGCCGTCCGAAGCACCCGGCGCAAGTGGCGCAAACTTGCCGGTTGCAGCAACGAGCCCGAGTACGGTGCCGCAAACAACGACGCCCGACCCCGCAGCGAGCGTGTCATCATCGCGTGAGAACCGGTTCTTGCCCTCGTCCTTTACGACGTCGGAGTCGACCTTGTAGCTGTAGGTTTCCAGAGCCATTTGCCCCTCCTTACTTGATGCCGTTGCGGCGCTTCATGTCCGCGGCGAGATCGACGCGCATGGTGGATGGCTTGCCGCCACTGCCGTTCAGGCCCTCACCGTTGAGGCGGCGAGCCTCCAGAGTTGCGGCATCATCGTTGGCAGGCGCCGGCTTGTCCGATGCAGTCGGCTTGGGAGCCTTTGCGAGAATTGCAACCGCCGCTTCCGCGGCCATCTCCGTCTCATAGGCCAGGTGTTCGGCCTGATCTTCGCGGCCCTTGGCTTCGGGCGAGGTCATGATTGCCTTGATGCGGGCCTTGGTGTCGGCAGTGATCTGGGTCGTATCGACGGGCTTGTCCCCGCCGTCGTTCTTGTCCGACATGGTGTTCTCCGGTGTTGGACTTGGTGACGCGGCGGGTGCCGCCTTGCTGGTCGGAAGTGACCAATTCTTCTTGCTCGCAAGCGCGGTAAGGCGCTTCGGAGCATGGGCATAGGTGCGGTAGTCGAAGGCGGCCACGGCGTCGGCCTTGGTCTCGGTGGTGTCGTCAGCAAAGCCTTCGGCGATCGCCTGTTCGGGCGAATACCAGCGCTCGGCTTTCATGATCGCTCGGCACTCATCGGTGGTCTTGCCGGACTTCCCCGAGTAGACGCGGGCATAGGCCGTTGCCAGCGCTTCAAGCCCCTCGATGGTCTTGGCGTGGTCGTCCGATGTGCCCCAGGTCATTCCCGATGGATCGTGAATCATCATCACGGCGCCAGCGGACATCGTGACGGTGTCGCCTGCCATCGCGATCAGGGAGGCGGCAGAAGCGGCGATGCCCTCAACCACGATGTTGGTGGTGCCGGCTCGAGCCGACAGAAGGGCGTGGATCGCGGCGCCTTCAGATGCAATGCCGCCACCGGAGTTGACGTGAACATCCAGCTCGCTGTCGTCTTCTACCTGGGCCAGCGCCAGCACGACGTCAGACGAGGTGAACCCGTCCTCAAAGAAATAGTCGCCGACATAGCCGGAAAGCCGAAGCTTTCCGTCTTCAAGAATTGCAGCCATGTTTTGAACCTCAGTAGGGTCGTGTCATGCGGCCGCGGACGGCGTAGCGGGTGCGCTTTGGCTTCTCACCGCGACTGATCTGACACTGCTTCATCGCAGCGTTGAGCGCTGACTGAACATCCGACAGCTTGGCGTTGGCGTAGCGCATCATGTCGGCTCCGAAGCGAGCCTCGGTTACCATCTCGCCGGCGAGGATTGCCTCCTCGACCTTGCGAAGCTTGGCCGCCCGGGCGCACCAGTCCACCGCAAGCGGGTCGTCGCCTTCCACGCTCATACGTCACCTCGTGCCGGTTCACGGTTGCCTTCTGCGGCCATGCCGTTTTGACCGGCGCCTCCCTGCGAACGACCGAACGGGTGCGGGATGCCTTCCCCGGTGAGCAGCTTGATCTCGCGGCCGATCTGGGTTGCGTTCTCTTCCCAGTCTCGGCCCAGCAATGCAGCTTCGTCTGCGAGAGACGAGATGCCCAGTTCCAACCGGACCTTGGCCGCCATGGCGCTCTTGTAATCATCTGCACTGGGCTGTGCGGGGCCTTGCCACTCAGCCCACACGATCCGCTGCTTGTTGGCCGTGAAGACAGCTAGTCCGCCGCGCAGCGGGATGCGTCCTTCGGCAATTGCCTCCTCGAGCCATGCCTCATAGATGGCCTGAGCAAATGGCGCAGCGACACGTTCGCGCCGCCGTGTAACGATCGGCCAGATGGACGCAATGCCCATCCGTACGCTCGAGTAGGTGGCGTTGGTGAAGTCCATCGAAAAGGACTCGAAGGTCAGTCCCAGCCGCCGGGCCATCTCCCGCTGCAAGTTCTGCGAGAACGGGATGTACTGACTGCCCGGCGTTGACGCCGTGTGCATCTGGAATTCTTCCCCAGGGCCAAGATGGTTGATGCGCGCGGGGTCGGACATCGAGATGCCCTTCTCCTTGAGGGCACCAATCCGCATGCCCCAGACGTCGATCAGATCCTGCGCAATGCCGCCGACATGCTCAGCCCAAGGCATTGCAGCTTCGTTCCAGCCCGCCGGTGCCTCCGTATCCGCCAAGGTCTGGATGGCCTGGAAAGCTTCGTCGCTAGCCTCCGGGCTCTTGATGGTGGCAGCGAAAATGGTTTGCATCAAAGCCGTTGCCAGGGTGGCATCGGCTAGTTGGTCAGACTGGGCAATGACCTTGAGGATCGGCGCGAGCACCGAGATGCCTCGCGGGCTGCCCGGGTTCTCGCCCCGATCCATGACGTGAATGACGTCCTGAGCTCTGATCGGCGCATCCACCTCAATGCCCGTCTCACGACGGCGGAACAGGTACTGCAGTGCCCTGCCCCGTGTGTCGTGGTAGATGCCCTGATCCAGCCCCTCGAACTCGCGCGTAACCCGCGGTAGTCGGTGCGGAGCGACAAGGGACACCTTCGTGCCGGTCTCAAGGCCATATTGCCGGCGCTGCCCGCGGGTGAAGAAGTCGAGAACTCCAAAGGCCTCGCCATAAGCGAGATTGCTGCGCATCACCGCATCGAGCATCTCTGGCACCGTCATCTTGCCAGCTAGATCGCACTCGTGCCGGTTCCAAGCCCAGCGGCGCCATTCCGTTTCGACCAACGTGCACCAGTCGCTGCGTTGCTTTTCGGAATAGCCAAGGCCACGGAAATTCGGCCGGGCATTGAGCTTGAGCTCTGTCCCGATTGTGTCAGCGATGACCTGGTCGGCAGCTCCCGCCAACCATCCGCTGTTGTGCAGGAAGTCGATAGCCAGAGCCGAGGCCCGTTCGGCCGCTTCCCACACGTCGTGGCGCGCATCGCGAGTGACAGCCCGGCGCATGGCCAAGATGCCGGAACTATCACCCCGGAGATATCGAGCCGTTGCCTTGCGGATCGGCGCGGCGGGGAACGCAACGGCCCCCGCTTTCACGCGGACCCGCGGCTTGGTCTCGACCATCAGAGTTTCCTATCGATATGCGCTCCAACGGGTGCGCTGACGAGCTTTGCGAGCAGGTACCGCAGTGGCTTGGTCCGACGTGGTTTCGTCGCCTGAGCTTTCCAGCACCTCAGAGGCGGGCTCTGCCCTCGCCTGGGCTTCGGGTCGGGGCCTCACTGGTGTGGGGTCCAGACGGTTCGGCAAGGACAATCTCGCCGCTAGGGCCAGGACCAGGCAGTCCCAAGCTTCATTACGAGCACCGATGCTCTTGGGTACCCACATGCGGCGTGGGCGGTTTTTCACGTAGCTGACAACAGCATGTTCTGAAGTCAGCTGATCGAAATAGTCAGCGCTCAGCCCCACCATAGGGAAGTGGATAGCGCGAGCTGTCGGTCCGTTGGGATCCGGCACGATTGCGAGCCGGGACGAGATGTCGTCCTTCGCAGTGTCCACGCCCACAGTATAGGGCTTGTCGCCGCTGTTCTTGGTGCGACTAGGCGTCTTCGGCCAGATCATCCGCGGGTTCTTCGGATCGGTGTTGCCGCGTCCGACGGTTGCATATATCCGCCGACGCTTTCTATCGCGGCAGAACTTGTAGACCATCTCCGAACGGTGACCGGCGCTGTCGATGCACCCCGCTTGCGGCACCAGCACCTTGCCTTCGTCAGTCTCGCAGGGCTCGACAATCAACTGGTCGAACTGCCTCCAGACCTCCGGCTTCGATGTGTCGCCTGCCACTACTTCATGCCGAGCGACCCAACTCTCACCGTTGGGGCCCCAGGCGACGAACGTCACCTCGATGCGATCATCTTGCGTGTCGGCCCCGAAGGTGACGAGCTTGGCTTCGCTGGGCAGGGTCTCGTGGCTGTAAGGCTCGCACCGGTTGCGCAGAGCCGTGGGGTCGGCGACTTCCACCGTCTCGCTATGTGGTTCGCCGAGCACAAGGTTGACGAACGTTTTTAACTGCGACGGGTCCTTGTAGACCCGTAGATATTCTTCAACCAGATACCGCCAGGCCGCGTTCGGAAACAGGCTGTAAGCCGCCCAGATATGAAAGCCGGCATGTCCATGGAACGGCTTCTCCGCTACCCAGTTGCCTGCATCGATCATTCCCGGCTTGTCGTGTTCTTCGATGCGGCAGCCCTTGGCCTCACATCGGAAGTGGGCAGTCTCGGGCAGATGGTCTCCGGCTTCTGTCTTCTCCCAGCGCAGGTTCTCCCAACGCAGCACCTGCTCGTGACCACAGTGCGGGCACGGCACCCGGTACCGACGCTGGTCGCTGCTTTCCCACGACTTCTCGATACGGCTCACGCCTTTGACCGTGGGAGTGGAGCCCAAGATGGTTTTCCGGTTCCAGAAGCTCTCGGAGCGTTTTCGGCCCAGCGCGATCTGGTCGCCCTCGTTGCCGGCGCCCTGCTCTGGATAACCGTCCACTTCGTCAAATGCCACGATCCGCGCCGTTATGCGGCGGAAGCCGCCAGGACTGTTTGCCCCGACAAACGACACCGACGATCCGTTGCGGAACATTCGCTTCTGAATGCGCTGCTCGCTATCCTTCGCCTTCAGGTCGCCTGCGATGCCCGCCAGCACTGGCGTATCGCGCAGCATGGGCGCGATTTCCGTCCGGCTGTAATCCTCCGCGTCCTCCACCCGAGGCTGCACCACAAGCACCGGCGAAGGGTCCTGGTGGATGAAGAACCCCACCATGTTGTCGAGGATCTTCGTATAGCCCACCCGGGCCGACTTCATGACCGTGAGGTCCTTTACCGTCGGATCCGTCACCGCATCCATGATGCCGTTCTGGTAGGCAAAGGCGTGAAACTTGCCGGCCTCCGCGCTCGTCTCTGGAGACAAGTACGCGTACTCTTCCGCCCACTGGCTCAGCGTGAGGATTGGCGGCGGCTTAAGCGCCTCGGCTCTGGCCTTGCGAACGCGACTAAGAAGGTTGCTTGAGCCGACGCTTAACGGCCTCGTCGGCTTCGTCCAGATCGCCGTCTGCATCTCCATCGAACGCTAGTTCCTCGAGTGCGCTATTGACCTCACGATCTATCAGCGCCTTCACTTCCTCAGCCGATTTCATGACGGCGGCCCTAGGAGCAATGCGCGCGCCCAGGGCCAGCAGCTTGTTCCGCACCAGTTGGTATTCCGCCACGACGATGTTCACGACATCATCGATATCCACCACCGCGCCGGCAGCTCGGTCGAAGTCGATCTGGCGCAGCTTGGCTAGATAGTTTTCCTTCATCCGCTCGGCCTGCGCCTTCGAATGAAACGTTCGCCCATCGATGCTGATAGGCTGATCATCCGCGACCTTGGCCGCAGCTCTGTTGGTCGGACCCCGGACAATTAGCTTGTCCGAACTGTCCGACTGCTTGCCAGATCCCCTTCGCCACCCGCTGCCCACCAGTGCGGGGTCAATAGTCCCGTCGGCAAACGCCAGCAGATGGCCGCTTTTCACCTTACGGCGCACCAGGCTCTCGTCACAGCCCTCCCGCCGGGCGAACTCACTTTTGGAAACGCCCTGCCCCACGCGGACACCTTTTGATCACCTGCACCAAGACGGATTTTGCGGCGGCGCCACCGCATGGCCTAAAGACTGGTGGTACGATCCTTGAACCCGGGGGGGCCGCAGGGGATGCCTGCCCGTCTGCTCCTCACGCCACATAGGTGGCATTGCACGGGTTAAAGTTAACAAGACCTTACCGTTGCTCATAGGCTTCGCTGCACTATGATCGCTCCTAGATCCGATGGAGACGCAACCATGGACTGGCAGATCCTTATCGCTCTTGGCGTTAGCGCAGGTTCGTTCATCGCGTACTTCGCCCTGGGCGGCACTCCTACAACCGAGGCACAGCAGACCCGTAGACGGCAGATCCAGGGCTACAGCCCATTTGCAAACCGGGCTGCCACGCAACCAACAGCAGGCCGGTACAGGCAATCAGATACGGCAACGCTCACGTCATTGCGCCGCTAGTGAGCAGCTTGATCAGGCGCGCTGCCTCGCTTGGTAGCGTCTGCGTGGCTATCCGCTCGAATGCTGCTTTACTCTGGTCTTTCACCAGCTCCTTGGGGACAGCAGGCCCCCATAGGCTCTCGATGGCGTTGTTGCGGCCTGACTTCTCGCTGAACTTGCCGGTGTTCCTGAACACCTGCCCGCCGAGCTTCGCAACGATGAACGTGCTGCCGAATAAGCGCCGCTTACCCCATGGGCTAGCTGATACGCCTTTACGGGTCTGCCGTCCGCTGAAGTCCTTCAGAGGAATGTAACCGCCGCTGGATTCGATAGAGGTCTGGAGGTTGCTGCCCAATGCCGGCATGCGCCTCAGGTGCCCGTACTTGACGACCCTTGCCTGGGTTGCGCCCATCTGCTTGGCGACGGTGCGCTTGACCTCGGTGTAGACCTTCTTGCCCGTGGTGTTCAGCGCCATACGGTAGGCGCGAGTGGCTTTCGTGCTCCCCAAGGCTGCGACCGCGTCTTCGAACTTGGGCAGACCAGAGCCTTGAAAGGTGATGGTGATCGCGGTCATTGTGGTACTATCCCATATGGAACGGACGCCAGAAACGTGATCACCGCCTTAAGACCTCGTTAACGACCGAAGAGCACCGTCTCGGTATTCAGGAGAGTGTCCATGACAGCCCAGAAGCGAGATTATGAGCGGGAACACCGCATCGATCCGATGTGGGCACTTGATGAAGACGCGCGGCGGCTTGCCATAATCCGTCGGGCTGCGGCCGGTGCTCGCAAGGCGTTGAAGGCCGACGCTCAGCGTATCGACCGAATACGGCTCAGGAACAATCTGGCCGGTGCAGGCGGCGAGGTCCATTGATGATCCTTTCGCTGGCTGGCCGCGCGGCTCCTAAATAAGTCATGCTTCGATCTGCGACCGCTTGCGTTGTCCTTCTGTGCGCACCATGCGCGCAAGGAGAACGACATGCAGACGCGCCATGAACTTCTTTTCTACGCAAGTGAGAATGGCGACCGCTGGCTGCTGGACTGCGAAGACGATGTGCTGTCGGTAATGCACTACGCTAACGAACCATCGGGCGGCCGTGTGACTACCTATGACCTCGGTGCGTTCTTGGTGCAGGAGCGACACTCGGCTGAAAACCGGTCGCTTCGCCAGCTGATAGGAACGCTGCTCAATCCGTTAGCCGCCATTGATCCGGCCAGGACCGATAAGGACAAGGACACATCTACAGTGATCTCACCGAAGCCTGATGGCGACGATAAAGAGCACAGTGATCTGCCCGAGCTGAAGGACGTCGAGCCGGGCAGTGATGCCGATGCAACGCCGGTTCCAAAGGTCGGTGAGACCCCACCAAACCCCAATCAGAACGACAGCGACGCCGACGTAAGAGAGTGAAGTGAGCTGTAGATAAGTCCTGGTAATCAGACCAGGCCCGCTGCGGGCTTGTAGCCCGCAAGCGCATAAGCCTCATCCGCTGTCCTGCCCTCGCTACGGCTGACCACCCGGTGCGCAGGGTGCCCAGGACCGCCGCCCTGGAGGGATGATCGAGGTCATTACCAGATCGTTGGTGAACAGCCTCTCCCACAGCAGCACAGGAGCGGCTACCGTCGGTGTGTTCAACTTCTCGCACGGCTGGGTCTTTTCGCTAACCATGTGCGTTTGTCACTCTGGTAACGAATCGAAGCTACGCCGGCCCTCCGGAGGAATAATGACCGGTTCTATCGACCCCGAGATTGCGGACGCTATTCTGCACGCCCGCATACTGCGACTTCAGACTGCCCGCGAAGCTTTTGAGCGTTTTATAGGGCGACCCGCGACAGAGGAAGAATGGTTGAAGGTAGAAGGCACCTGGACATTCCATGCCGCAAGAGCGGATGGAGACCTGCTCACACTTAGCCGAGCCTTCCGGATCGCTAAGCGGAACCGTTAAAGGCGGCCTTTCAGCCCCTCAAAATGCACGAAAACTAGTTCTCAGGCCGGAGATGAATATCAGGCGCTCGCGCTGCCAGCGGCGCCATACCCGCGCGCAGCAGTTGTAGGGCGCCGCTGGATTGCTTGCCTCAGTGGGGTTCGAGGGTGGTAAGGTCGGCCGTGATGGAGGACCGAATGGCTGAGAATCCGAAGATTAGCGTCGCAGTGCCGCCCGCCTGGTCGAGAGCAGCAATAATGAAGGGGGAGCCTGCAAGTGCCTTGTCTAACCTTCTCGGCTCCCGCTTCCCCGCCTACGACATTTCCACTGGTGGAATTACGCAGGACTCGGAAACGGTTTCGATTTTCCAGATGTTTGAGGCTACGGGCGAACCCGACCCGAACGACCTACTCCCGAACACCGAGTTGGATGCAATAGAGGAGGTGGTGACTGAGTATTACCGGATGTTCTTCCGGACACCCCGCTAGTCTCTGGCACCTACCAAGCTTCCTTGGATGGAGGCGGTGAGCGTACCGCGCAATCGTGAATTCGCCTCAGCATATTTCTGCTGACAACTCTGTCCGTATGCCAGCTTGCAAGTTCGAGAATCGCCTCAATGCGCTTCAGCTAGAAACAACGAAGCCCCAGCACTGGCCGGGGCTTTAGAGGAGCGTCTGTGCTTGGACCGTACGCTACGAGAGAAGCTTCAGGTTGACGGCAGACTCTTTGCCATCCCGCCCAGATTCCACATCGTAACTCACCTTGTCACCTTCGTAGAGGCCCTGGAGTCCCGACTGCTGAACGGCGGAGATGTGTACAAAGGAGTCCTTCCCGCCGCCGTCAGGCGAGATAAAGCCGAAACCTTTGGTAGTATTGAAGAACTTAACGGTGCCGGTAGTAGCCATTTGCTTATCTGCCAGTTGCGCCGGCGTGGAATATGGCCGGGCTAGTTCCTAAGGGCACATGCCGGTAGGTGCCTGACCTTCGCGCAGTACTGAATTGTTGTCAAACCGCGAAGCGCAAAAGGCCACCATGACGACGTCCCGCTAAAGCGAGCACCATGGCATTGAGATCGACTATTGCCCTGAGCGCCAGGGTGCTTGGTACCAATGGTTGAAGGCTTACGGGGATCGTGTGATCTCCGATCAATTCAGCTGCGATAATGAAACCGCGACTATGGTATAGGCCATGGCAGAAGGATTCTGCCGATGCTTGACGACATCCTATTTGCTGGCGATTGGCGAGACATTCCTGTGGATGCGACGGAGATGTCTGTCGTATCGGCATCACTACTGCAGGGCAGCGGGTTGGCGACCATCGGCAAAGTGGCTGACGCTTCGGATGAAGCGCTCCTGTCGATCTCGACACTTGACCGAACACGCCTTGCTGAGATTCGCGAAGTGATCCGTGAGTGTCAGAGTGGCGACTACGTCCCGCCTCAATGGATGGTTGAATAGATCAACGCCGTACGCCCAACGAGCTTTGCTCGTTGACCTCACACTTGCCCATCAGGAATGCCCAGATATGACAACACGTAACCTTTTGATCGCCTTGATCGCAGCTGTCCTGATTGTCGGTGGCTTCTTTGCCTACCAGGCCTATCAGCGGGACCAGAACACTGTAGACATCAGCGTCGGCCCCAACGGGATCAGAGTGGATTAAGATACCGAATCTGCAACAGGGGTGGAGGCGCGGCGGGTTCCGGGCCGCAATCCTCTGAGGCAGGTTTTTCAATCTACCGTTGTTGACCCCTTTATCGGGTGATTTTGCCTCACGCGTCCAGAAGGTCAGGCGAGTCCGTGGGGAACTGGAGAGTCCGTCTGTTCCGGCCGATCACCAGGCGGCTATGCCCGCCCGATTGAGCCGTTCAGCAATCAAATATGCACCTCGGCTAACGCGCCGATCAAAGGTCGCCTTGCTCCAACCTTCACCCAAGAGCAGGCAAAGCACCTCGACGCTCTTCCGGGGCTTGCCATAAGTTTTCCCCACCTCGCGCCATACCCATAGCTCCAGCGCCATGCGCTCGGGGCTATGGCCGAGCATCTGCAGCCATGCGGGTGCGTCTTTGCTGCCGAACAACGCTGCATCGCTCCGAGTTATCTGCGCTGAGGTAACCTGCGGGCGCGCGCCGCGGCCCTGCTCGTTCGTCCCTGCCCTGCGCTGCTCCCAGATATCCAGGTCGTCATAGATCGGCAGGAATGCCGCCTTGGGCGACTTCGGGCCCCAATGGCCAGCTGTGCGCTCGCACACTAGGTAGGCATCAACCAGGGCCTCTTTAACGCTCTTGTAGGTCCAGAGCTCAACATCCGCATCAATCATAGATCCAGGCCCTCCTTGACGACGCTGCGGAATGTGCCGCGCTCACGCGCACCCGCAACGAGGAACTGGCGGCAGTATTCCTCCTGCCCAAGGCCCTCCTGAGCCGCTCGGGAGGCGATCGTTGCCCGGTCCCGCAGCTTCATGGGGATCACGATAAACCCGTCGGCTTTCCTCCCCCACGCCGGTAGTCCCCACCGTTGAGCCATCTTCCGCACAGTGGCATCTGAGGTTCCATCGGCAAGAGCCTCGGCGATGGCCGGCGCCGAGTACCCGCGACCGAGCAAGAAGCCCACCATGGCTGCCCATGAGTTGGTTCGCTGCTCCACATACGCGCTGCCGCCGCGCATGCGCTCTGTCCTGGGGCGTCGAAAGTTGGTCAGCATCAGAATGGGGCCTCATCCATGTCTTGAAGTTCGCGCTTAACGTCCGGCGGTATGCCGCTGGCGGGCGGTTCTATTGGTGGTGGCGGCTCCCGCTGTTGCCGCGGTGCTGGTCGATCGCTCTTGCCTGTCCACCACACGATCCGCTTGTCATTGTCTCGGCCCATGTAGCCGGCGTTGATCAGCGCCATGGTGGTACGGCTCAGGAAGTCGGCCAGTTCCTTTTGGCGGGCTTCCTGCTCCTCTTCGGGCGCCTTGAACGATATGCGCTTGCGCACCTGCGCCACGAAGGCGCTCTGCGCTACGCACTTACTAACCGAGCCCGCTTCAACCCCTTGGGGCAAGTCCTGCCCATGATCGGCCTGTGCTGCCGTTAGCGCGTCAAATACGAGCTTGTTGCCGCCCTGCAGGCGGGTGACATCTTCCGGCGCATCGTTCTGGCTGTGCCGGGATGGCCGGGCGCACACCATCGTCTGGAACGGCTCGCCGTCTTCGTCTCGCTCATCAAGGCTGACCTCCTCGAGAACAAAGGACCAGCCCTTGTTCGCCACCCCGTTCTTGTTCTTGGCTAACCGAGCACGGCGGATCGGCCGCCCGCTGCCGTCGAGAACAGGCTTGGGATCTTCGCGCCGGTTCTGAGGAATGGTCATCAACTGCCGCAGCTCAATGACATTTGGCACATTGGCGACGATGGCCGTCGAGCCGCGCACCTTAGTGCCGCCGGCGTTCATGTGGTGAACCACGGCAACTGTCGCGCCGGTGCGCTCACGAATCCGGTTTACCCGACCCAGCACCTTGCTGGCCTCGCCCGAGCTGTTCTCGTCCATGCCCTCGGTGGCCATGGCCAGCGTGTCGATGATGATGAACTCGAGGCTGCCGTAGTACTCTTTCCACTCCAGGCACTCGGCGATGAACTTGTCGACCTGAGCGTCGTCCATGAGCGAGAAGCCCATGCCGCCGTTGGCAAACGGGTCCATGATCACATAAGGCACGTCGGTGTCGGGGCTGATGCCGTTAGCCTTGCGATAGCCCTTGTGGCGAAGCTCGGTGCCTTTGCCGTCTTCCACCGCCATGTGGATCACCGCGCCCTGGCGGGTCTTGTGGCCGGCATAGTCGAGGCCGCGGGCGATCTTCATGCCCATGTCCATGACCAGGAAGGATTTGCCGGCCATGCTCTCCCCGGCGATGATCAGGATCCCATTCTGCTCGATCAGGTGCTTGATGAGCCAGTCATAGACGACAGGCTTTTTGGCGATCGTTCCGCTGGTTTGCGCCCCGAATGTGGAAACCGGGGGTTTCGGGCGAAAGTCGGGAAGCTGATCGAGGATCTGCACGAGCTGCTCGGCACGTCCGCCGAACTTCTCAACCCAGTCCGTGAAGTCACCCTTGTGGGTAAAGCCGGGGATAACCTGTGCAAAATCTAGCACGCGGACGCGCCGCGCGATCCCTTTGAGGCTCTTGGCCAGCGTGTCGGCTCGGGCGCCTGCTTCGTCATTATCGAGGCAGATCACGACATCAGCATCGCGGAAGCAGGCCGCGTGCGCATCGGTCCAGTGCTTGGAGCCGCTGCTGTTGGTAGTCCCGCAGAAGCCAAGGTCGACGGCCGTGTCAGCGTCTTTCTCGCCCTCGACAATCAAGACCGGCTCACCGGCAGCAATAGCGATCTCGACCGCTGGGTGCCGGTAGATGGTGTTATCGGCTCCGGACTCAAAGAACCGTGTCTCCATGCCTTCGGAGAACTTCTTCACGTCATAGATGCGCCAGTCGCCACCGGGCCGGCGCATGAACTCGCCCGCGGCGAGGCTCCATATCGACTTTCCAGCTCCATCCGGCCGACGCTGCAGGAACGTCTTCCACGTCCCCTTCCCGTCCTTGTTCTTGGCCCAGGTGCCGTCCGGCAGCTTTCGCTGCAGCCGGCACACCTGGTAGAGTAGCGCCCCATCCCGATCGGTGTAATCGTAAGTCTTGACGATCTCGGGCTTGATCTCAGCTGCCGAGGGCTGCGGCGGAGTTCGCGCCACTCGGGGCTGCTCCGGAGGTCGGGCCGGCATGTCGCCGCCCGAACCTTTCGGCAGCGCAATTCCCGCCATAGCAGCCACAACCGCTACCGCCTCGGGGAACGTGGCACCGGTCACGGCAATGAGGAACTGGAAGTGGTCGCCCGAGGCGCCGCAACCAAAGCAGTGGTAGGCGCCCTTCTGGTTCTCCGCGTGGAAGCTAGGGCTATTCTCCGCATGGAAAGGGCAGCAGGCCCACATGTCGCCCCTGCCCGGGTTCGATTTGCCGTTGTCCCAAACGACATGGTCGCCAATCACGTTGGTGATCGGGACAGCAGCCTTGATGTCGTCCAGCAGAGCTTCGGGGAAGCGGTCCATCATAGCGCATCCACCATCGCGATTCGGTCGCCCAGCACCCGCATAACGTTGACGGCCATGGAGTTACCAAGCGCCTTGTACCGTGGGCCGTCAGCCGCAGGTTTCCCGCGGTACGGGACCTTGGTGAAATCGTCAGGGAAGCCTTGGAGGCGCTCGCACTCGCGCGGCGTGAGGCGGCGAACCTCCCAAGCCTCCTGGATATAGTCGCCGCCCTGGTTGCCGCCGACAGGGCCGTTTGCCATGATCGGTTGTGCGACATCAACGGGGCGCGCCTTGTAATCCTTGCCACTGTTCTGAGGCATGATGGACCACGCGACCGCCGGAGGGTGGGCGCCAGCTGCCAAAGGGTGACAAGGATTCCCAGATTTCGGGTGGCTAATGTTGGTCTTACTGGTGATCTGGGTGGTGTCGAATGCGACTAACTGGCTATGGCCGTGATAAGCGTCCTGACCGGAGGCGCCCTGCAGCCGCCCATAACTCGCGTCGAGGGTGGCGGCGACCTCCGCAACGAACTCTTGCTCATTAGGGTCTAGGCGGCCGGTAGCAGTTTTACAGGCAGTGAGGGCTCGGGAGACATCGGCGACGAAGTGACCGGCTTGTGCTTGGTTGTCGTCCGCGCCACATGTTCCAACGCCGTTTGAAGTAAGGGCGGCAACTGCCTGCCCCTTCCCTCGGCCCGGCGCAGGATTCCCGCGCAGGCTTTCGCCGTTAAATAGTACCGCGGCGGCACGTCGCCAGTCTCCAAGATATCCGACAACGAACACACGCCGGCGTCTCTGCGGGACGGCTCGCTCGTAGCCATGTGCTCGGCAGTATTGAGCGTCAAGCACTCGGTAGGCGAACCCATACCCGAGTTCCCCCAGCGCCCCGAGGAAGGTTCCAAAATCCCGTCCGTCATTGGAGGACAGAACGCCGGGGACATTCTCCCAGACCAGCCACCGGGGGCGATATCGTGCAGCAATGGCAAGATATGTGAGCATGAGGTTGCCGCGGGGGTCAGCCAATCCGGCTCGGAGTCCCGCGACTGAGAAGGACTGGCAGGGCGTTCCTCCAACAAGAAGGTCAATTGCATGGTCCGGCCACTCCTGGAACTTGGTCATATCGCCGTGGTTCGGCACGCCATTCTTGGCATCCGCCTCGCCAGGCAAGTTGCTGCCGTAGTGGTGCGCGAGCACGGCGCTGGGGAAATTCTCGATTTCGGAGAAAAAGGCGGGCACCCACCCAAGAGGGTGCCAAGCCATAGTGGCGGCCTCGATGCCGCTACACACGGAGCCGTACCTCATGCTGCGGCCTTCTGCTCTGCGGCCGCGAGTTCATTTTCGCCGATGACAATGAGAGCGTCGAACACGCCCGGCTTACGGCTCGCCAGCAGGAACAGCGTGCGGAAAGCATCAGCCTTGTCGATCATCGCATCGATCGTCTTGGCGCCCAGCTTCAGGCTCTCGATGTCATACAGCCGGGTGCGATAGAGGATCCGCTGGTTCTCGGTCAGCATCGGATCGTCGAGCTTGGATGCGGGCCAGTCCATTTGCACTTCCCGCGCAGCCGAGAGGATTGCATCTCGGGCTTCGATCAGGCGCTTGCCACGATCGCTCATGATGCCGCTCCCACGAGATGGGTCACATCCACAGCATGCACATCAGCGAGGTCCGCTTCATCGAACTTGGTCGCCTCGTTGCCCCAGCTGGTCCAGCCTGGCCGCGACTGACGGGAGAACAGGTCCACACGGCGTGTGCCGGGCGTCAGCGCCTCCACAAGGGAATATGCTTCGTCGGGCTTGCGTGAGTGTTCCCGGGCCAGACCGTCGATCACGGCGTCCTCCAAGGTTTCGATCATGTTGGTGACGCTCGACCCGCGAGCCGTCTTGCGGTTCAGCGAGCCGATCAGGAAAGGCTCGCACACCGAGCGCAGCACATATCCAGTGCCCCAGCGGAGCTTGCCGCTGGCCGTGCGCTTGGCCCAGGAGCCGCCGGTGACGACGTTGAAGCCCCAGCCGCGCATGATCTCGGCCTGCTGGTCGATCAGCGGCCAGGTGCACCAGTGCATGAGCAGGCCGCCGTTGCCGAACAGGTCACCAACCGGCAGCGCCGCGATGTCGTCCATGCTCATGGTCTGGTAGTGAGCTTCGGGGCCCTTCTCCTGCCCCGCATCCGAGTAAGTCTCGAACGGCCATGGGCAGTCGATCATGCCCACGTCGAAGCCGAACATCGGCAGTTGAGCAAAGGGCCAGTTCATTTGGGTTTCCCCAATCGCTTGGCAACTTCGCCGTAGTGCTCGACCATTTCCTTACGTCCGGAAAACTCAGGTTCTTCCGCAGGCGGTGGCGCTGACTTCCGAATTTGTACGAGCAGTGTGGAGACGCTGTTGAGATTGGCGCCAAGCTCTTTGGCCATCAGGCGGGCTGTGAAGTTCGGACGCTGAACGTGCAAGGCACGCACCCGGCTTTCGAGAGTTGCATCCGCCGATGACCGAAGCGCGGGAGCAGCCGTCGTGGCAGCCTTCAGGGCTTCGGTGGTCTTTGCGGCCTGCGCGGCCTCGTAGCTCGCACCAGAAGGCATGCTGAGCCCCAGCTTTGAGGCATAGCCGCTGACAGTGGCTGAAGGGCAGCCCAGATGCGCGGCGACCACCTTCACCGGCCAGTCTGGGTGCTCCAGGTGGCACAAGCGTACCTGCTCGCGCAGGGAGAGTGTCGCGGCAGAAGCGTTGTTCGCGCCCTCCTCCGCCGCTGTTTGAGCGCTGACGCCTGCTACATTCGGTCCTCCTGTGTTAGCGCTGCCGTCTTGAGTGGCTGGCACAGGGGCGACGGCATTGCCTTGATCTTCCTCACCCGCGGAGTTGTGTGCCTCAACGCTGGGTTGTTCGAGTACCGTTTCCGGCTCAGGGGGCTGCTTCGGCTGCGGTTCAATCTCGCCGACAAGCTCTTGAGCCTGGGCGAGGAATTCTTGCCAGCGCGCGTTGTCGGCGATGCGCCGCTCGATCTCGCTGTTGTTCTCGGCAATGCGGGATTGCGCCCGCTCGATAACGTCCAACGTCATCATGCCTCCTGCGCCGCGGGCGGCTGAGTTTTGAGCGAGCGCCGATATTCCAGCTCCGGCAGCTGCTGCGCAGCCATGTGGCCCCACAGGCAGAGCGCATCGGCCCGGTCGTTCTGCATGGTTTCAAGATCCAGCCAGCCGCGGCGCAAGACTTCTGCCTGCACTGCGTCCTTGGCCTCGCCTTTCGAGTAGCTGCCCTTGCCGGTGAAGGTCTTCCGGGCGGTCGATGCTGCGATCAACTGCGCCGCACCCGGCATCTTGGCCTTCACGGCAAACCGCAGCACATGAATGATGCCCTGCAGCAGATCGGCGGTATGCGGGTTGGTGAAGCCGCCGCCGCTGGAGAGGATCGGCGCTTCCATCGCCACGATGGCCGGACCATGCACGTAGAGGATGCGGTTCAGCCAGACCACGGCGCGGACATATGCCTCGTCGGCCGTCCCACCCTCGCGGGAGAATCGCTCTACGCCGCTGATCGGCTTGTCGCCCGGCAGGCCCATGGCCCAGCCGGTTGCGGTCGCGGACACATCGAGGGCGAGGATCGACAGCATCAGTGCACCGCACCAACGATGTCTTCGAGCGCGGCAGCGCCCTCTTCCTGCTCCCGATCGGTAACGGCCTGAACCTCTTCCCGGCGCTGCCGGGCCGCTGCCTGGGCGGATGTCTCAGCCGGGGCGTCGTCTCCCGACGGAGCGAACATTGAGAACTGGCCGGATGCATCCTCGAAAACCTCGATCAGGTCATCGGGCACCGTCGAGGCGAGGTCTTTGAGCTTCTGCTCGAGCTTGCGCTGCTTCAGCACCGCCCTGAGCACATCGCTTGGAATGCGAAGCTCCTGCTTGGCGATCTTGACTCGGTTCTTCTGGCGCGTGCGAATGGCCGAAACTTTGCCGCGGGCCGTGGCCATGATGGACTCGGCCTCTTCGTCGGCCTCCTCGATCTCGGCGATAACCTGGCGGAAGTCCTCGTCTTCGTAGCCGTTCTTGAGCTGCTCAGTGGTCATGGTCACATTCCCCAGTGGGTTTGATCTTCGTCTTCGGCGGCGAAGGCTCCGCCATTTCCGGGCAGATCCAGTCCGCCAGTTCCCCGCCCTTTCTGCTCACGCTCAGCGCTATTCGCGCCCTCTTGGTGAGCGGCAAGAAACGCCTCCAACCGGAGCTCGCGGGCTTTGAGCCTTTGTCTTTCAATCCGGGCCTCCTCTACGGCGATGGCCGTCAGGTCTTGAATTTCGTAGTGGTCGATGCGGCGGGCTTCGCGAAACCAGATCGCTTTGACGCGGCGCTCGGTCCATGAGCGCTGCCGGTTCCGCAGCACCTCAGCTGGCAGCGAGCGCTCAAGACGCCGGAGCGCCTCGAAAGCTTCCCCGATCGCTGCCTGGGCCTTGCGGCCGGCACCGGTGGGGAAAGCGTCTTGGATAAGTTCGGAAGCGTAATGGGCGTCACTCATGGCGCCTCGGTCCTTGGAGGAAAAATCCACGTTCTCGGAGTGAGTTTCCAAGTCCTTGTCCTCGTTCGCTGGCATTGATTGGGCCAGTGAAGGACGGGGACAGGGAAAGGGCACACAGATGGATATGCGACCGATCAGCGAGATCTTGGACGAACTGCTGGACGGTCTGGGCGTGGGCATGGAGACGGCGGGAACTGTCGAAATGCCGAGAGATGATGCGGGATCGGCTAAAAGACCGACCCCGCTCAAGCTCGTGTGGAACAACACGGCTTTGAGCAAAACGGCGGAGCGGGCAAATGCCAGCGCCGGTTTGCTGAAGATCGTTGTGACGAATTGAAGGGTGTGCCCAGGCCATCAAAGACCTGCCGCCACTTGGGCAATAGACAGGCCGATCCTGTAAGCGACAGCGACAACAGACGCTGAGGCTGCGAGGCCGGCTAGAAACCAGCACGCGCGGCAAGTCTGACCAGGCGAGAGATGGGCGCGCCTAGTCATGCCGCAGACTCCGACTCCAGAGAGAAGAAATCACGAGCGGTAATGTTCAGCCGGGCGTCAGCTGCGTGCTTCAGGATCTTGGTGGCATCGTCGTGAGGTACGACCCCACCGGTGCCGCCCTTGGCGCGCGGATACGTCCACCGATAGATCCGGGAAACATGCTTGCCGGTTATGGCTGCGACGGCATCGACGCCGCCGGCTTTGGCAATCACCGAATATGCTGGTTCGAGGTTACGGTCGCTCATAAGCACATGTTTGCGTTAATCGCGAATAATCGTCAAGCTATCTTCGCGATCTGCGCGATAGAAACTTTCGCGCTTATCGAGAAGATAGCTCCATGAGCGATCCACAGATTGCGCTAAAGCGCTGGTTCCACGAGAAGACCGCCCCACACGGCGCCAAGAAGGCGCTCGCTGACGCTACGGGATACACTCCCACCCAGATCAGTCGTATGCGCAACCTCGAGACTGACGATCCCAAGAAGCGCCAAGAAATCCCCCTCGACATGATCGAGAAAGCGGCCCGGTTCTTCGATAGCCTGCCGCCTGGCTTCGAGGGGATGACGCAGTGGCTCGATCACCATGTCGACAGTGAAAAGACCGTTCCCGTCGTTGGCTACGTCGGCGCTGGTGCAGAGGCCCACTTTTACGCCCTAAGCGACGGGGAGCTCGATCGAGTTCCCGCGCCCGAAAACGCAGGACCGGAGACTGTTGCAGTGGAAATCCGCGGTGAAAGCTTGGGCCCTTTGTTCGCCCGCTGGCTGGTCCACTACGACGAGATTCGGTCGCCGATCACTTCCGACCTAATCAACCAGCTCTGTGTTGTCGGTCTGCCCGACGATCGGGTGCTGGTGAAGAAGGTCAGGAACAGCAAGTCCAAGACCCCTGGGCTCTACGACCTCCTCTCAAACGCCGAAGATCCGATCTTTGACGTGCCAATTGCATGGGCTGCCAAGGTGAAAAGCATGGTGCCAAGATGAACACCCTTCCTACCAAGCTCATCGTCTATCTCGCGTTTGTCCGCGACGAAGAGGGCGAGCTGCAGCCGGCGTTTGAGCCGCGTGAGGCGCAGTCGGAAGGCGCAGCGAAGCAGCAGGCACGGCTGCTCTGGGCCTCAGGCAAGTATGCTGGCGCTCTCGCCTGGTGGCGTTCGGCCGATCTGACAAATGGCGAGTTCGGCGATCCGGTGGTTCTGTTCCAAGAGGGCGAAGTCCCGGAGATGGAGTGAAATGTCAGCCACGAAGTTCGACCACCATGCTGACCGGGACGCGCTGATCTTTTATCTCGGCGACTATCTTCCATGGTCTTGGCACAAGGCAGGTGGAGGAGATGGCTCCAACTATCCCAGCTACAGCGGCCGCATTCTCGATCTCAAAGAATCCAAGGCAGCGAGCCTTAAGAGGTTCGAAGAACTGCTGCTTGGAGAAATCAAAAGGGAATACATCGGGGTTACCGCTGTACCGTCCCATGACCCAGAAAAGGGCATCAACACTGGAGTTCGCTTACTCGCTAAGCAGGTGGCCTCCAAGCTTAGAGTAGTTGATGGTCGAGCGTTTCTTCGGCGCACCTATAAAATCGACAAGCTTGCCGGCGGAGGCGATCGCTCGCTGAAAGTGCACCTTGACAGCTTGTGTGCCGAAAACTCAGACCAGTTCGCAGGAGGCACCGTGCTCCTGCTTGATGACGTGCTTACGTCTGGCAACTCCCTAGTGGCATGCCGCCAGAAACTGCTTGATGCAGGCGCCAAAGAGGTAGTCTGCGTTGCGCTAGGTCGCACTAAGAACTGAAAGCACGTCGTCCGGCGACTGGAGCACACGCACCCTTTCCTCTTTGAGGAATTTCGCCGGCCACGTCAGGCGTGGGTTCTCGACAACCGACTTCATGATAAACAACCACCGGCCAAGCCTCACGCACTCGGCCGCTTGATGGAGAGTTCCAGACGTATCGGAAGCCTCGACAATGATGCTGGCGTCAGTGAGCTGAGCCATCAGTCTGTTGCGCTTCGGGAAGTCTGAAGGCCATGTTTTTTGCCCAGGCGCGAATTGCGACACCAGCAGATGCTCAAGCCATATCTCTTCCTGCAGAGCAGTGTTCTCGGCCGGATACGCCTTGTTAAGCGGCGTGCCGATGACCGCGACAGTATTGCCACCTTCCGCTAACGCCCCTCTGTGCGCCGCCGCATCGACGCCTTTCGCAAGACCACTGGTCACCACAACGCCAGAGGCAGCCATGAAGCGAGCTATCTTGCCGGCACGTCGAACGCCTTCATCTGAGACATCCCTGGCGCCGATCACCGACACCGAAGGCTTGCGAAGCAGTTCAAGGTTTCCCGCCCAATAGATGATCGGCTCCGCCTCGCCGACCTTGCGAAACAGGTCGGAGCGAGCGTCAGCGACCGGACGGTTGCAAAAATCCAGCAGCTCGGTCAGGCCGATGGTCTGCGGATTGTTTGGGGCGCGGTACTTCGGTCTGCGTTCCGCAGTAGAGCGAGCCGGCGTTTGATCGTCTGTGCTGGGCATGTGGAACATCTGGTGCCTCTGGCGACGGCATCTTTCTCGTGAACCTAAGCCGATTCTCGCACATGAACGAGTCTAACGCCAGTTTCGTTCGCGCCTCGCGCCCACTGCCCTATCCAGATATCTCACCAAGCACTGAGCTCAGGGTGATCTACCACTGAGTTCAGTGGAGCGCCGCTTAGGCGCGGCTCCACTTGTGCGGCGGCTAGAACCGATAGTTTGGTTCTTGCTGAGGTATCGCCCCTACCACGACATCTTACTCCATAACCGCGTGTGTACGCGCAGGAAAGGTGCTCGTCAAACATTATTTGCGCAATTCGCGATCTTTCTGTTGACCAGCATTCGCGATAAGCGCAAATATAGCTCCATCGAAGCGATCACCGCATCCGATGGAGAGCGAAGTGAACAAGCACCTAAAGCCCTCAGAGATCATCCAGTCCGAATACTGGACCCTCATCGACGGCGAAGACCACCAGACATTCACCAGCCTCGATAAGGCTCGAAACACACTCGAGCGCAGCTATGCCGGCACGACCGTGTGGCACTGCATGCCGGGCGAAGGCTCGATGCGCGACATCACCGCCGACCTGGCTCAGGACTGGCTCGAGAACGCAGACGTCTACGACAACGCACCGGAAGCCTTCGAGCGCTATGTCGGCAACGATGTCCGTGAGCGCCGCGACGAGAGCGAGGCGATCCCCCATTTCACCAGCCAGCATTCCACCCACTACCGCGGGATCGGTCTGTGATGGGCACCATGGCAACCGTTCGCGTGAACACCACGCAGCAGATGATCCTCTACCGGGACTTCATCATCCAGGAAGGAATGGATGGATGGAGTTGGACCCACCAGGACTTCGACCGCTTCGCCTTCCCCGTCACCGGTGATGTTCAGACCATCTTTGAGTGCATCGAAGCCGTTGACGATTGGCACCTAAACCAGGTCGCGCCCAGTCGTCCGATGCGGAGCGGCCGGTCGTTTGATCTTCAGCTGGCCATCAGCCAGTCACGCAAGCTCCACGAGACGCTGTGCTGCGCCAAAGGCGCGCGGATATCGGGCGGCGACCCCGCGCCGATCCTGGCCGACGCCAAAGTTCGGTTGGTCGAGCTGGCGAATGCCATGAACCACTTCGCCGACCCCATCGATGATGCCGCCCGGCTAGTCGTGGAAGGTGCACGGGTGGTCGCAGCATGATCCGCACGGCCTTGCTCTTCCCCGTCCAATTCCTCGGCCTCCTCGCCTTCCTGTACACCGTTGCCGGCGGCCACATGGTTGTGCCGCCGAGCGCCATCATGGGATTGTTCTGATGGTTCTGTCTTTCCTCGGCGCCTTGCGCCTCGCCCAATCAGGAATGCTGCACTGCAGCCCCACAGAACCGCCATGCGGCGGCATCGGGGTGGGCGACTGGGACTATCCGCTGGCGGTTATCTTTGCCCGTCTACGGGCGGCTGCTGATGATGCCGAACGCCTCTCCATCCTCGAGGAAGCCAAGCATGTTTACGCCCGCCGTGCGGTGATCGTGGAAACTGTCGACCTGGGCATGCGCGACGAGTTGCTGGCGGTCGCGGCCAAGCTCGGCGAGTGGACCGAAGCCATCCAGGCCGACATGCAGATCGGGAGAGCCGCGTGAACGCCATGCTCCCCATCACGCCTGCCGTGGACGAGAGCGATCGCTTCAAGCGCCTGGCCTCGACCCTTCACCAGCTGAGCGGCAAGTACCGTGCGTGGGCGCAGGAAGATCTCCAGCGCGGGCGAACCGACAGCGCCATCAAGAACGCGGCCGAAGCCGACCGCTGCCTCACCGACGCCCGCTGGTATCAGCGCCGCGCTTTGCAACACGCCTGAACGGGAGAACCCCATGGCACTGAAGATCACAAAGTCCACCGACCCGATCCACGTCGAACGCTTGAACGTTGTTGTGTATGGCCCTCCTGGACTTGGGAAATCCAGCCTGGCCTTCACGGCAGAAGCTCCACTGCTTCTCGACTTCGACAATGGCTCGCACCGTGCCGCCAACCGCAAGGACGTGGTGCGGGTTTCCTCTTGGGCAGACGTGACCGCGATCACTGCCGAAGACCTCGCGCCCTATAAGACCATCATCATCGACACCGCCGGTCGAGCACTCGATGCCATCACGGCGGACATCATCAAGACGGACCCGAAAGGGCACAAGAACGGTGCCCTCACCCTGCCCGGCTACGGCACCCTCAAGACCCGGTTCATTGGTTTCCTCAAGCTAATGAACAGCTTCGGCAAGGACGTGGTGCTGATCGCCCATATGGACGAACAGCGGAACGGCGACGACGTGATCGAGCGCCTGGACGTTCAGGGCGGCTCCAAGGGCGAGATTTACAAGGCGGCCGATGCTATGGGCCGGCTGGTGATGGAGAACGGCAAGCGCATGCTGAAGTTCTCGCCGGCCGACGCCGCCTTCGGCAAGAACCCCGGGCAACTGGAGCCTCTGCTGGTGCCGCACCATGAGAGCGCCGAATTCGCCACATTCCTGGCATGGGTGGTTCAGGCCACCAAGGACAAGCTCAACAGCCTCTCCGAAGAGCAGAAGGCGGCTGCAGCGGAACAGGACTGGTTCCGGGGCAACCTGCCCAAGGTCGCCGATGCGGCTGGTATCAACGATCTGATCGAGCGGGCCTCCGCTGCAGGCCGCGCGTGCAAGACGCTTCTGCACGGTCGAGCCACCGAGCTGGGTCTGGCCTATGACAAGGCCAGCGGGCAGTACGGGGCCAAGGAAGCTGAACAGCAGCCCTCAAGCGAGCCGCAGGAAGAGGCGGCCTGATGGAAGCCCTTCGCGTCTCAGCCACCGACATCGATGCGCTGCGCTACTACCTCAACGATGAGGACGGCGATCTCGACACCTTCCTCGCGCAGATGCGTCGGCAGACACCTCCGACGGCTGCAATGCTTGCCGGCACCGCCTTTCACAAGGCGCTGGAGAACTGCGGCGAAGGCTCTGCGGCCCGGCTAGAGGCCGAAGGCCACGTCTTCAACATCGAACTGGAAGACGAGCTCGACCTGCCCCCGCTACGCGAGACGAAAGCCACCCGCGACTATCGCGTTGGCAATGTGCTGGTGACGCTTGTTGGCAAGGTGGACGGCATCTACGGGCGTCGCATCGATGACCACAAGCTGACCAGCTCATACGACCCGGAGCGGTTCCTCAGCAGCTACCAGTGGCGGATTTATCTTGAGGTGTTCGAGGCCGACATGTTCCGCTGGAACATTTTCGAGGGCGCCGAGATCGCCAACCAGGAGCGCGTCTGGAAGGTGCGCTCGCTGCACAAGCTCAAGATGCATCGCTACCCCGGCATGGCGGCCGATGTGGAACGGGCGCTGGCAGCTTTCGTGGACTTCGCTGACATCCATTTGCCTGAACGGTTTTCAGAGGTGGCCGCCTGATGCCGCGCCAGATCATCACTCTCGCGAACGATCGGCTCTATGACCGTGCGGTCGAGCTGATCCGCGGCTCGAAGCCGGGCAGCCGCGTCGAGATCAAGGGGCCAAAGCGCAGCAATGACGCCAATGCAGCCATGTGGGCCATGCTCGGCGACCTCGCGCGTCTACTGGTCTGGAACGGACTGCAGCTCGACGCCGAAGAATGGAAACTGGTCATGCTCGATGCACTCCGCCGCGAGCACCGCGACCAGATGAAGCTGGTGCCGAACACGGATCAAACCGGCTTCGTCAATGTCAGCGGCACATCCTCATCCGAACTAACCAACGAGGAGATGCGTGATCTTCTGACGATCATTCGCGCCTTTGGAGACCAGCAAGGCGTGGAATGGAGCGAGCCTAAGCCGAAGGACACACGCCCTGCTCCGCCCATCGAGGCTTACGAGGAGCGCGCCTGATGGAGAACTTCCGTCTGGAGCCGATTCGCTCGCCCAAATACCTGGACGGCGCCAAGGGTGAAACCTGCAAGCTGCGCTTTGTTGGCGTGTGCCGGGGTGGCACCGAAACAACGGTGGCCTGCCATGTGCACGATGTCGGATTCGGCATGGCCCGCAAGGCAGATGACATCGCGATCATTGATGGGTGCTTTTGGTGCCATGCTTTCCTCGACCACGGTTGGGTCGGCAGGATCAGCCGCACCGTGCTGCTCGAGCACATAATACGCGGTCTGCAGGAGACGCTCAGGAACCGCGTGGAGCGCGGTCTGGTGCCGAAGCCCGCGGAGCTGTTCAAGCCACGCCGGAAGCGATCAGCCGGGCCGCGCAAGACAACGAAGGACCGCACCGCCATCCCCATTCATCGCGAGTGGCCGACCGGCCGCAAGCTTCAAACCCGCCCCATGAATCGCAAGAGCGAGCCCGTCACATGACCGCCACCGCCCAAGAACTCACCGCCCAAATCGTCTCCAGCTACCTCGCAAACAACCAAGTGCAGGCAGACATGGTGCCTGCCATCCTGCAGAGCGTCTACGACAAGCTCAACAGCCTCGACACTACCGTGGTGGTTGAGCCAGCAGCGCCCGCAGTGCCTGCAGTGCCGATCGAAAAGTCGATCACGCACGACCACCTGATCTGCCTTGAGGACGGGAAGAAGTTCAAGTCGCTCAAGCGCCACCTGCAGACCAAGTTCAACATGACGCCGGAGGAATACCGCGCAAAGTGGGGCTTGCCCGGTGACTATCCCATGGTCGCACCGAACTACTCTGCCAAGCGCTCGCAACTGGCGAAGAACAGCGGCTTGGGGCTACGTCCTCTCGAGAAGGCGGCCTAGCCATCGGGCAGTTCAGCAAAGCTATGGAGGAGCGCCATGCCGCTTGGAGATGACGTGATGAGCAAGCCGGTTCGCGTGCAGCTTTCGCGCAAGAAGGGCTGGAAGATGCCCGCCGACACCGTAAGCGTGGCCAGACCGGGCAAGTGGGGCAACCCCTTCCCGGTCGGCGCTGCAGGACCTTGCGGCCGCAAGGCAGATGACCGCGAAGGCGCCGTCGGGTTCTTCCGCCAGATGATGGAAGATGCAGAGCTGCGCGCCGCCGCCGGTTACCCTGCCGACCTCTCTCCGCTTAGGGGCAAGAACCTGGCGTGCTGGTGCCCGCTCGATGGCCCGTGCCATGCAGATGTACTGCTAGAGTTAGCAAACAAGGCGCCGGCGCTATGAGCTTGCTAGTTCAACTGCATCTCCAGCTTGGAAAGAAGACCGCTCCATCCTCGGGACAGCGAAGCCAGCTTGTCCTCCATGTCGGGGAAGTTAGCAGCGATCTCGTCCAGAACGCCGAGCTCCTCGCGGATCATTGCCTCGCCGCCCAGTGGCCGGCTCCCTGCTTCGATCATGCGCCGATACCGCGTAAGCGTGTGACGGGACAGGACGATACGCTCGTTAGCTTTAGTTCTTTCCATGGTCGTGATCGTGCTCATCGGACCTTGGACGGTCAAGGGGCTGGGAAATATGAACACAAGGGAGTTCATTCCTATGAGCGCCGCTAAGTCGGTTGTAGCAACCCGCCTCACAATACGGCGCGGGCTCGGTGAAGCCGAAGCGGCGCTGTATGTCGGCCTCGGTGCAACCAAGTTCTCGTCTCTGGTGAGAGACGGACGGATGCCCAGGCCGAGAATAATAGATGGTCGCCGGATCTGGGATGTGGACGACATCGATGCCGCCTTCCGAGCCTTGCCAATCGAAGGGGAAGACAACAAGGATGATAACCCTTGGCACTGAAGTCGGAGGGCAAGGTCGTGAGTACCATCAACCTACCCTATATCAAGAGCTACACCGACCGTTTGGGAACGCGCCGCCACTACTTCAACAGGCGGGGCGAACCTGGCACTGCCCTGCCGGGGCTACCAGGCTCAAGGGAGTTCATGGCAGCCTATCAATCGTGCCTGGATGCAGCTGAGGCCAACAGGCCGAGCAAGGCTGTGGCGCGGGGGCACAAGATCATCCCCGGCAGCGTCGATGACGTTGCCCTTCGCTACTACGCTTCCGCCGAGTTCAGAACTCTCGCCCCGATCACCCAAGCGACCTACCGCAACGAGATCGACAAGTTCCGTCGCGAGAAGGATAAGAACGGCAACCCGCACGGACCCAAGGCCATGGCCATGCTCGACCGGCGCGGTGTCAAAGCGCTAGTGGCCGAGAAAGCCGACATGCCAGGCGCTGCCAATAAGCGGCTCCGCACCATCAAGCTGCTTGTCAAAGTCGCCATCGAGGAGGAGTTGCGCAACGACGATCCGACCACGGGTGTGAAGCCATTGCGCGTCGGGAACGGTGAAGGCTTCTTGGTTTGGGAGGAAACCCATATCGAGCAGTTCGAACGGCACTGGCCAATCGGCTCAAAGCCTCGGTTAGCCCTCGCCCTTCTCCTTTTCACCGCCCAGCGGCGCAGCGACGTCGTCCGAATGGGGCGGCAACACATTCGCAACGGCATGATCTCGGTGCGCCAACAAAAAACCGGCGCCTACCTCGACATCCCTATACACGCGGACCTGGCACCGATCCTCGACGCTGTCACCGTCGATATTCCCGCATTCCTTCTCTCCGAAATCGGCAAACCCTTCCAACCAACATCCTTCGGAAATTGGTTCGGGGACCGATGCCGCGACGCGGGGTTGCCTAAAGGCTACAATGCCCATGGCCTCCGCAAAGCGGCATGTCGCCGTCTCGCAGAATCAGGCTGCACGACCAAGGAAATCATGGCCATCTCGGGTCACAAGACCATCGAAGAAGTCGAGCGTTACACTCGATCTGCCGACCAGAAGAAGCTGGCCCAAAAGGCCATCGATCGCTTGCCACGTTCTAACTGA